GAAAGTTTCATGTGCTCTTTCGTCAAACTTTAATATACGGAGTACATTATGAAATTCTTCACGAATTCTAGTTTTAATATTTTCTGAAACTTTCAATTCATCAAGAACAATCTCAACGGATTTGTGAGTTTCATCAGCCACAATCGCTTCATTAACAATATCTTCAATCGCACCATCACAATCACTATATTGTGCTACTTCACGGTAGCGACGGATCAAATCATTTTCGTTCTTAATAACACCTTCAAGATCCATGACCATACCGTAGTAGCCACCAGCATTTACACCAGTGTTTACTACGGTTGCGCCTGTCTCATTCGGACTTGGAGGAACTACACTCGGTAGTTGCTCTCCATCCTTACGCTTTATCTCAAACCCAAAAATCTGCATTATGTAATAACCTTCAGTTAATTATTAAAGTGGGAAACTACCAACTGGAGTATCAATAGAAACATTGACACCAAAGCCAGCAGCTGCACCAGTAGCTGATGTGAAGAAGTTGTATTGGAACTCTACATCAAACTGTTCAATTGCATTTTGTTGCTCGTAATCTAAACCGATTGCGGAAATTGTTGTTGGGAATGCATCAACAAACTTATAACTCTTAATAATTGCACCATTGCGATCTAATTGGTGAACAGACAAGTCAACTTGGTAATCAGTAGGATTAGTACGACCATTAGTTGTATTGTAATTCTGGATACCAGATTGCCATTGCTCTAGTGCATTACGGATACCAAAAGTAGTATCATTGTAAACTGTCACAGTCCATGGTTGGAATGTTCGTTCACCAGCAAAGTTAACTGGGCGACCACGATACAAGACTGGTAGAGTCTCGATAGTGGAAGCAGGTAATTGAGCAGCTTTACATAAAAACTGCGCTCTTTGTCCTGCAACTACACCTAGTGTAACATATGATGGGAATGTTAATTCAACACGGAATTGATTTGGGCGAGCACCGCCACCGATCATCTGCGCTTTGAAATCAGCAATATTTGCCATTTAATTCTCCTTATGTTCTTATCTATTTATCTTGAATTACGCACCGATTTCTGAGAAGTTAATCGCAGAACGAGCAGCAACGAAATTGAGAGTGATAAAGTTGATAGAACGATTTGGCTTAACGAAGATATCAGCAACGAATTCGTTACGATCGATAACTTCACCTGTGTTGTTAGACTCATCGCACTTAACAACGAAATCAGTAATACCACGACGACCTTGTACGTCACGTAGGAATGGTTCAACTAAGTTCTTGAACTGTGCACGAGTAAATCCATCGTTGAATTCGAACAACTGGAATTTAGCAGCAGTTGCAATTGCTTTTTCCATAACGATGAATAGACGACGCACATTGATACGATCAAACGCACTTGGCTTAGCCAATAGAGTTTTATCACCAAACAAGACAGTACCTTCTCCTGGGAATGTAACCACTGGGTTAACACCAGACTTATAAAGAGTATCTCTGCTTGTTTTATTTGGATTGAATGCCAAACGAACTACGTTCTTGATTTGACCACGATTTAAACCACCTGGAGAGAACCATGGATCGTTAGTGTAGTCAGTACGTGCACATAAACCAGCCACGTCACCATTCAATGGAACCCAACGATATAAGTCACTATAGCGATCGTATTGATATTTGTAACCAGAATCAAGAACAGCATATGAAGTGCTTGGAAGTGCGTCACGGTAATCAACGATATCATCTGCCTGAGTAGATGTAGAACCAATGATTGGGTCACCAGAAGAAATATTTTGTGGAGAGATAAATGCTACACAATCTAAACGAGTTTCGCAAACATTACCGATGATATAATTTGCAACAGTAGTAGATGCTTTACCAGCCAATACTAGGCTAATGTCATAGAGTTCTGCATTATTAAACAATGCATATGCAGTTTGTAACTCACCATCTGTTACGCTGAAATCATCAGTACCACCAGATAGAGAAACTGTTAATGCAGAAGTTAATGCTTGGAATGTTGCGCCAGCTGCAACAGATCCCCAAGTAGTTGTACCTGTTACAGCAGTAGGATGATCCATCCACCAAATGTATTCAGAACGAGAATTAATTACGTTTTTGTAGTAGTTATTTGTACCATCAGATTTCTTAGCATCACTTGCTTTAGAAACAAAGGCAAATTTTTCTAATACAGTTCCTGGAGTACCAGTAAATACACCATCTTCGTCAATAACGATAATGTGTAGTTCATCAACTGGAGTTGTTGGAGTTGATGGATTTTCTGCAGCAGCATAAGTTGAAGTTCCTGGGGCAGAATCAAATTCGCTCTTATATTCAGTAGCCCATGCAGACCAAGTTGCAGAGTCAGCCATAGAAACTTTTAAAGAGTTACCTGCAGCACCTGGATATTTTGCAGCAAACGATCCAACCACACCAGCACCATTAACAAAAGTAGTGTTGTATGTTTCACCATTGATGATTTTTAAACCAGCAGTAGTAACTGTTGATGTTGCAACAGCAGTAACACCAGATGGAGGAGCAGCAACTGTTACGCTTGGTGCAGAAGTATAACCAGTACCAGCAGTAGCAACAGTAATTCCAGTAATGCTTGAAGAAGCAACAGTAACTGTACCAGCAGAAGCACCAGAACCACCACCACCAGAGAATGATGCAGTAACTGTACCTTTGTATCCAGTACCACCAGTAAGAACTGTAACGGCAGTAATTACACCACCAGAAGTTGTTACGCTAAATGTAGCACCTGAACCACCAGAAGCAGCAGTGATAGTTACAGTTGGTGTACCAGAATAACCAGTACCACCAGCAGAAACTGCAACAGCAGTAATTGCGCCACCAGAAAGAACTGCAGTACCAACGGCTTGGATACCACCAGCATCATTCGGAGCACCGATAGTTACAGCAGGTGCAGCAGCAGTAGAAGTATATCCAGAGCCAGCAGTACCGACTGTGAACGAAGAAATACCACCAGTTTTGACACCAACCGCATTCAAAGATCCAGCGTCAGCACGAACTAGCAATAAGTTGTTTGTATAAGATAGGAAGTTTGCAGCTGTGAAAAAAGATTGGAAATTGCTATCATTTGGTTTACCGAAGCGACGAACTAAATCGTTTTCCGAACTAACGGTAACAGGCTCCAAAGTTGGACCCCATGGGAATGCTCCAGCAAAAGCACCAATAGATGATGATACGGCTGGAACGATAGAAGTGAAATCTTTTTCTACGACTGCAACGCCTGGAGATAGTTGAAACGGCATTGTATTTCTCCTTGTTAATAAGTTTACCTAGACAATTGTATGTCTACATGTTTATTTAGTTTTTACACGATTTCTAGAAGTTCAATGGAGCCTTTTCAGGTTGCCCATCGTCATAGAACCCGAATGGTGTTAATTCTTCTTCGATCGCCAACATTTGTTTAGCGTACATTATATTTCGTAGATTAACATTATTTAGGTCTTTGAAATACGAGTTAGTAGTTAGCCAGCCGAACAAAACCAGAGGCATTACCAAATCATCGTGATACCCTTCATCGGCTTCATAAGATCCTTTTTTCTCGATAAAGGTCGAGATCTCAGAAATCGTATCAGCGTCATTTATAATAAGTTTGTTTTCTTCAACGAGTGCCTTAAAATTATGACACCCAATTCGTTTAATCTTTTTATCGGTGTTGACACCCAATTGTGTCTTACCGCCACCAAAACCACCTGAGACAGTTTGTCCCATAGCGTGTCTTGTAACCATCAATATGTTTTCATATTCCATCTCAGAATATAGGATGTGAGCAACCTGTTCTGAGATGTTTATTTCCAATAATACCCATGCTTGGTTATACTCTTTTCCAATTTTGTAAATCACATTTGGATAGAGCAACGGACTAATTTCATTATTACGATACTTTGCAACGATTCTGTAGGGAACCTCTGTAATATCAATAACTTGGAATGCTGAATAATCCCCACCAACACCTTTTGCCACATCACAAACCATACAATAAGTATGACCAGCCTGTGGGTTTACATATACATCCAAGCCATCTTTCTGGTGGACGATAGTATCTGGACTCATTTTAGAAATCGTATCAGCACGAACTAAAGTGAGAGAAGAACCTAAGAAGTTACAAAGAACCTCTTGTGTAAATTTAAGTTCACCAAGTTGGGCTTTTTGTTCTGCAGCCCATACTTCATCACGACCTGGAATTTCCCAGTATGGTATGAATAGATTAACGAATCCATTTCTACCTTTTTCAGCATCTGTCCAAAACTTCCAGAAATGGTTATAACCCAACGGAGTAGATGACAACAGAATCTTAGTAGTCTGTCCAGCAGAAATAGTAGGATAAACTGACGTAAAAAATTCTTCTGCCACGTTGTTTGGAATAATCGCTGCTTCGTCAACATACAACAAGTTTACAGATTTACCACGAATACCAGACTTACCTGTTGCAGCAGTAAATACCTTTGAACCATTCTCTAATTCAATGTCACCTTTGTTCCAAGTAGTGACACCTTGTTGCATCCACTTTGGTAGCAACTCATACATTGTTTGATAACGATCTAAAACCTCACGTGCAGCAGTTGCTTTGTTTGCAAGGATAGCCACAGTTTTGTTGGCTTGAAAAATCGTATACCAAAGAATGTAAGCTGCAGAGGTGGTCGTCTTACCTTGCTGGCGACCTTCCATAAGGATAACCCTACGATTATTATGTATAATATTTAATTTGTTCTTCTGGCAATCATACAATTTAAACAATTGTAGACCATGATCTAGAGTAACAATGTAGCAGTAAGTTTCAATAAAGTATATCGGATCTGCCGAACACTTCATATATTCTTTTACATCTTCAGGTGTAAAGTCAACAGTAACTCCAGCTGCTTTTAAGTTGGAGTTTGAATTATAAATTTCAGCCATTATTTAAAATCCGTCTAACCAATTCTCCGAAGAAACGATTGCAGTGGCGACATCGCCTGTTGCAGTATAAAGTCTGTTTGGATTACTGAAATCTTCATTGTCGCCAACATTGGCAATAACTTCTTGAATAACACCTTGTCCAGCAATTGGTCCAAACAAGTTTGCCTTCATTTGAAACGATAAAGTATGAGTAACAAATCTACGAGTTTGAAAATCACCATCGTACTCATCTGATACTGATACACTATTTAGAACAATAGGAACATCTACCTTTACATTCATATCTGGCACGACATTAACAGTTAATGTATATTCAGGTGTAAATGTTGGAAGGATTTGCTCAAGGATCTGTAAACCATCTTCTTGAGTTTTAGTTAGAATGTATAGTGATACATCAATGTTATAAGGAACAGGAGTATACATTGTAGAAACAGAACCTGAACCATCACCACATTTTATCTGTTGCATGCGATTCACTTTACGTTGTGGATCGTAGTTGTAACCAATAATCTCAAAGGACATTCTTGGTAGTGAAACGTAAGTATTATTTTCTAAGTTTGGATCTTGGTCCAAACGAACTAACCATTTTTCTTTTGGAGCATAAGCAAGAGGTACTTGTAATCGTTGAATAACATTACCAGTTACGGAATCACCTTCACGACGATCGATATAGATGTCACTGAATAAAGTGCCGAATCCTACGATGCACTTGCGGATTATTCCGTGGTAGTATACGTTATTGTTTAACATTAGCGACTGAACCTTTTATAATAAAACATTTAAATTCCGTAAGTGCCTTTAACTGCATTGTAATTCTGAGTTATTTCAGCACCAGATAATGCTTTGTTATACACTCGCATCTGATAAAAAACTGGATAATTAGCTGAATTTGAGTTGTTCAGCGTATCTCCTCCAAAACCTATACCGTTATTATTATGCCTTGCCCCAAAATAAAAATCATTTGTCGCAAAGATTGTTTGATTACTAATAGTATCAGTTGTTCCAACTTGTGAACCATTTAAAAATAGACTAGCTTGTGTTCCATTGATAACAAAAATCCAATGTCTTATAGCATTACTATTAGTTATGGTTTCTGCGGTTTCACTATTAGGGATACCATAACTTATACTTGCTGAAGAATCTACGTATGCTAGGTATCCCCCGTTAGTATCATAAATTTCATTACCCCAAATAGTTCCCCAAAATGATGTTGGATTAAATGAAGCAACCACTTCAACTGTTACAGTATTTGAAGCAATATTGTAAGGGACACTAATATAATCCGTACTATTTACATCCGCATTGTTTAGTCTTATGCCACCACCATTGTTTGACACATACGATGGAGAACCTTGAAGTGTCGCATTACGACTATTGCCACTAGAATCAGTCCATGTAGTTCCAGATGTTGGTGCAGTTTGTAAATTGAATTGCAAACCTGAAGTTACGATTCCAGCAGTCTTATAAGACCCCAGCGTTGCTAATGCTAAAGCACCACTCATTATGTCAATCCGTTTCCGCTAATATACCAAGTAGTGGCAGCAACTTTAACAGCAGTTGCCATTCCGTGTGCAGCAAGAGTTCTAGAACCAGTAGTTCCTGTTCCACCAAGATACATAGTGTCACTAGTAATTGCGATAGTAACAGTAGTGGCACTTGGTCCAGCGATAAATCCGATGGTAGTTCCGATTGGATAAGCCACTGAAGCATTGGCAGGAATAGTTATTGTTTGACTATTTGTTGTAACATAAATGTGCTTACCAGCATCACCGATTGCTAGAGTAGCAGTAGTGGCAGTTGCGCTTTGTGGGATACCAAGATAACCAAGACTAGAAGCAGTGCTTGAAGTAGTGGCAGTTCCAGCTGTTTTATTGGTTAAAGTTTCAGTACCAGCAAGAGTTGCCAATGTTCCAGTTGTAGGAAGAGTAACACTAGTAGTTGCTGTTGCAGTTAGTGTAGTGGCAAATGCGCCAGAGGTAGTAAGGTTACCACCAAGAGTAATAGTCTTTCCAGTATTTGCTACACCAGTTCCACCGTATTGACCAGTGATTACAGTGCCATTCCAAACACCAGTGGCAATAGTGCCAAGAGAAGTTATAGTGCTAGTTGCTGCCCAACTTGTTGCAGTACCATCAGTTGTTAAAAACTTTCCACTATTACCTGTTTGATCAGCCACAGCTGCTTGAACAGAGGTCACATATCCAGTTGGGTTTGCTGCACTATATGGAGTATATCCAAGAGCAGAAATAATCTGAGCAGAAGTAATACCTGTTAAGAAAGCACTAGAGTTAGTTGCACCATTGTATGGAGTATATCCAAGAGCAGTGGTAATTTGATTGGAAGTGATTGCAGTTAGATATGTGCTTGTATCTAGCGTCCATGTATTTGTTGAGGTTTTCTTTAAGAAACCACTAGTGCCAGTCAATGCTGCAATCGCAGTTAAGTCAGCGTCTGAGGATTGAAGTGCAGCAACAGAGGTATACAGTTCAGTAAAGTTAGCATTTGTTTTAGTAAATGCTGTACGTAACGGATCACCTGTTCCGTCATTTGCTGCTGTGCCTAATGAAATTGTTTGCTTTGCCATTTTTAACCTTTAAGCTGCATCTGCTGTAATTGTAGTGGAGTCTGCAAATATTGTTGTGATATCTGCCGATGTTGCATATTGAACTGTCACTGGAGAAGTAATATCAACTTCTCCGAATGGGTTAGCCACATTGAATAATACGTCTGCAGCCTGAACCTTAAATTTATTGTTATCACCAAAAGATTCTACTCTGTCCACATTGGCTTCAATAGTTGAAGTTGCCACTGCAGTAGTACTAAATCCTCCACCAGTAAACACCACAGTTGGTGCAGTTGTATAACCAACTCCTGGATTTGTGACGATAACCTTTGTTACCTTACCTGTATTTATTCCATTACCAAGATATGCTGTGGCAGTTGCACCAGAACCTGTTCCACTAAATGATACTGTTGGAGCAGAAGTATATCCAGCACCAGCGTTTGTAAGTGTCACACTAATAACTTCGCCATAAGGTGTTCTTGTTGTATTGGTGCTGAAAGTTTTAAGGGTTTCAAATGCATCAATAGAAGGAACACCAGTATCAATCTTCTCGGAAGAGTACTGGAACAATTCAACTTGTAGTTTGTAAACATATAGTTTACCAAGTTGATAGAATGGATCTTGATGCTTGACGAATTTAATCTCAAACATACCCTTAGTCAAAGGGAAATAAATCAAATCACCTTCACATGGACGACTAGGAATAATGGTAGCACCGAAGCGACCAACCATCTGTTCCCAACGTCTACGTGCAACTACCATAGTTGCAGACTGTTCCATCATTAAACCAAACTTTTGAATGAATGCACCTTGACCCTCGAAAGAGTCTACATTCTCAAAATACATTTCAATTGGAAATGATGATGTAAATTTGCTTAGACGATCTTCACCTAGAATCTCGTCTTTTGATACTAATGTTCTTGGAATGTAAAAGAAGTCCTGACCATAAATCTTAAGAGATTCTATGATAAGATCTTCTACAAGGAACTGTTCGTTTTTAGTGCCTTGTGTGAAATAAACATTGGTCGGCATTAATTATCCCATGAAGAAGTCTAGCGGAGCAGACTTGGTCATTAAATCTTGTTCTAGTTTTTCAATTTCATCAATGGCTTCTGAGTATAGTTTATCACCATCTAATGTAACACCACCTGGAAGTTGAATACCAGAGAATTTCTTTAGGTTAGTTCCCCATTGTTTTTTAAACAATGCTGATACGTAATGTTTTAACCATGGCTCGTTGTAAACTTTAGTCCATGTTGTTGGATCCATTGCACGATATGCCTGAACGATAATATAATCACCAAGAATAAAGTCAGTTGCCCAGTTTGCGTCTAGATATAAACGACCATTCAAACGATTAAATCTATATCCTTGATGTCCATTTAACTCTAAATCTAACAGAGCCAAGTGCGACATAACTGTTTTGTAGTAGATTAAAGATGTAGAGGTTAAATCATACAAGTCATTTAAGCGTAATTGATATTGTAAGTCAAAAATGTTCTTTGAAGAAGATGCTTGACCAGCAGATAGAATCTTTGTAACACCCCAAACATAATCTGGAATATCAATGTAACGATTATCATATTCACGAAGTGTGATAGAAACTGTAGTTGCATTATGTCCTGCAGAACCAGTAATGGCTTCACCAGCAGTAAACGTGCCAGAGATATTTCTAACTAATAGCAGAGTACCAGTGGAAACTCTGCTGGATTCACGACAAACTTCTGCAGTCGCACCAGAGGATGCCCCAGTAATTATTTCTGCTAAATTAAAATTTGCAGCGACTGAAGTAGTTAAAACAATCTCAGAAGCACGAATTTGTTGTTTAAGATAAATCTGTTCAATACCTTCGTAATGGTATAGTCTCCAGTAATCTAATGCTTCATCAAGACGATCTTCTAATTGGTCGTCATCCACGTTAATCTCAAGTACAGGTGCACCGAGATCTCGTAGAGCATATTGTTTTAAACCTTCTCTTGTGCTAACCGCCATATTATCCTCCGAATACCATTGCCATCGCAATGGCTTTACCAGTACTTGCGTATGATGGTGTAGTCCACTGGACACCAGATCCAGTGGACGATAAAAGCTGACCATTAGTACCAGCAGATGAACTTGCTGTTAAAGTTCCAGATAGTGTTAAGTTACTAATAGTTGGAGCAGTTCCTAAAACATTTGATCCAGTACCAGTTATAGTAGTGGTAGAGATGTAATCCCAATCCCAATCTGCAGCAGTAGTTAATGTTGTTCCCACGCAAACCACATGAACACATACACCTGCAGGAATAGTTCCGACTAAGTTACCACCTGAAGAATTTACTGTAACAAGACCAGTAGAATTGTTTTCAATTTCCCATGCTATACCAGCAACTAAAGTGCTAGTGACTGGAAGAACAATAGTTTGTGTAGTTGTTCCAGTAAAGAACTGACGATAATTACTTGACGCAGTTAATGTAGTTGTACCAGCTGCAGTAGCAGTAGTGGTATAACCCATTTTAATGTTATCAATTGTTGGTTGAGTTAAAGTCTTATTGGTTAAGGTGTCAGTAGTGGCACGACCAACTAATGTATCAGTAGAGGTTGGTAGAGTTAAAGTGCCTGTGTTACTAATAGTAGCAATAACTGGAGAAGTTAAAGTCTTATTGGTAAATGTTTCTGAACCTGCTAAAGTAGCAAGAGTACCAGTTGTTGGTAATGTTAATGAAGTATTAGCAGTAGCGGTAAAGGTTTGAGTAAACGAACCAGCGTGTGATACGTTACCTGCTAGAGTTAATGTATTAGATCCATTATTAACACCAGTTCCACCATAAGTAGCACCAACTAATGTGCCTTGCCAAACACCAGTACCAATAGTTCCAACAGATGTTAATGAAGAACCAGTAACACCAGAACCTAATGTTGTTGCAGAAAGAACTGATGTTCCATTAATTCTGTAAATTTTACCAGAAGCGACATTAAGATCTTCTGATGAAGTCCAACCATTAGTTGAACCCCAAGAGATTGTTTTATCAGTAGCACCTTTCAGTGTAATACCACCTCCAACTGCAGTAACATCAGTTGGAGATGCCACAGAGCCTAGTTCAATATTAATATCATCAACTGTTAGAGTAGTCGAATTAACAGTAGTAGTTGTTCCGTTTACAGTTAAGTTACCAGTAATAATTACGTTAGCATTATTAATAGTAGCCGTACCAGTTGCTGCACCGATAGAAAGAGTAGTTGCTGCACCAGCAAAATTTACAGTAGTGGCAGTCGTATTGATAAGATCAAACGAAGCACTTGGTGTAGTTAAAGATGTTGTGATCGCAGGGCTAGTACCAAATACTAGAACACCAGAACCTGTTTCATCAGAAATAACTCCTGCTAATTCAGAAGAAGTAGTAGCTGCATGAACAGATAATTTATTAGATGTATAAACAACAGTACCACCAGTACCAAATGCTACAGAAGAAGTATCAGTGCCAGTAAATGTTAATGTATTAGAAGCAGTAAGAGTTTTACCCTCAGCAATAGTTAAAGTCGAACCAGTAGCAGGTGCAGTAATAGCAACTTTATTAATGCTAGTGGCAGAAGCAACACCTAATGTTGGAGTTGTTAGTGTTGGGCTAGTGGCAAAAACTAAAAGACCAGAGCCTGTTTCATCTGTAATAGCAGAGATTAAATTGGCAGAAGATGGTGTGGCAAGGAAAGTAGCAACACCAGTGCCAAGACCAGAAACACCAGTGGATATTGGAAGTCCTGTGGCATTGGTTAAAACACCCGACGCTGGAGTTCCAAGTGCTGGGGTAGTTAATGTAGGACTAGTAAGAGTTTTATTGGTAAGAGTCTGAGTACCAGTTAAATTAACAAGTGCAGTTCCGCCTGCTGTAGAGCCATCATGAACTCTTAGCGTATTAAGTGTTGTATCGACTGAGAGTTCTCCAGCTGCACCAGTAAATGCATTATTCTGGGCAGTCGTTCCTCTTCTAAATTGTACTTGTGTTGGCATTTAATTTTTCCTCGAATCTATTTATCTTTATGTTAATACACCAAGATCAGTTGTTTGTGTAGATCCCACTGGATCCATACACGTAAATGTTGCTAAAAGTGATACTCCAAACGCATCAAAAGCAGCACCGCTCTCACCAATATAAGTATCTGTTCCGTTGTAATTACCAGATGGAAATGATGTTAACGATGAATTATTATATCCAGAAGCACCACCACTACCACCAGTTTGATCTACCCATTGAACACCACTACCAGTAGAAGAAAGAACTTGTCCTGATGATCCTGTTCCACCACCAGCAGCTACAGTGCCAGTTAAAACTACAGATGAAAGAGTTTTATTGGTAAGTGTTTGAGTCCCAGATACTGTAACCAATCCAGATGCAGCTGGTGCGACAAGGTTTGTTAGTAAAGTATTAGCCATTATGCTCCTCTAACCATGCAACCATTAAACCAAGTGATAGCTGGACTATTAACAGCAGTGACAGTCACACTTCCACCAGACCCTTGTTGAACATATATTTCAAAGTAATCAGTAGATCCGTTAGCATATACTAATGAACTAACTTGCATAGCCCAAAAATTTGCGGCAATTTGTGTGCCTTGTTGGTTTGTGCCACGCTTGTATTCTGCACCATTTTTGTAAAGAACAATCATCATTTCACCAGTACCAGATGTTCCATCTAAACGAACTTCAGCATTTAGTTGATAGTAACCTGCAACTGTAGGAGTGAATGTTGAACTGGCATAATTGCTGTTGGTATCAAATTCTTCAGTTTGGAATAAAACTTTTTGCTGTGAACCGCTAGTAATTGTTTGTCCAGTAGCGTTTGCATAAGCACTAAACGCTGGTCCATTTATTGCTAAAGTACCACTAGTTGGTAATGTTACATTCGTGTTAGCAGTGGCAGTTAGTGTTGTAGTGAACGCACCTGAAGTGGTTAAGTTACCACCTAAAGTTATTGTTTTACCAGAATTGTTTACACCAGTACCACCGTATTGTCCAGTGATTGCAGTGCCATTCCAGACACCAGTAGCAATAGTTCCCACTGAAGTTAAACTAGAAGCAGTAACACCAGAAGCAAGAGTTGCTCCAGATAATGTTCCAGCTGCAGCAGTAACAGTAATTGCAGCAGAACCATCGAAGTTTACTCCGTTGATTGCTCTTGGAGTAGTTAGAGTTGCAGCTGAACCAGTTGTGTTCTGGTTCAGCGTTGGGAAAGTACAATTAGTTAATGTACCAGAAGAAGGAGTTCCTAATGCTGGAGTTACTAGAGTCGGGCTAGTTGCCAATACAGCAGAGCCAGTACCAGTAACTGCACTAAACGAGATAAAGTCAGCATCCCAATCTGCTGCAGTAGTTAGTGTTGTTCCGATGCACAACAGATGTGCGCAAGTTCCTGGAAGAACTGTAACTATTGTATTTAAACCAGAAGATTGAACAGTCACATTACCAGTTGAGTTATTTTCAATTTCATAACTCATACCAGCAACTAAAGTGCTAGTGACTGGAAGCACAACTGTTTGTGTGCTTGTTCCAGTAAATAATTGTCTAAAGTTACTAGTAGCAGTTAATGTAGTCGTACCAGCTGCAGTTACAGTAGTACTATAACCCATTTTGATATTATCAATAACTGGAGCAGTAAGGGTTTTATTTGTTAAAGTATTTGTTGACGATACAGTTGGAACAACTACACCCTCAACAGAAATAACTCCAGCCGAAGATCTAGCGATAGTAGTATCTGTTGCATGACCTAATTCAATACTACCAACACCAAGTGCGGTAGATGTAGAAGCAGTAATACCACTTACAGGAAGACCAGTAGCGTTAGTAAGTGTAGCTGAAGATGGTGTTCCAAGAGCACCACCTGAATAAAGAACTGTACCACCAGCACCAAAGGCAACTGATGATGCATCTGTACCTGTAAATGTAAGAGTGTTTGACGCTGTTAATGTTTTACCATCAGCGATAGTAAGAGTAGCTGAAGTAGCTGGAGCAGTAATCGCTACTTTATTAACTGAAGTTGCACTCGCAACACCCAATGTAGGTGTTGTCATAGTTGGGCTAGTCAAAGTTTTATTTGTTAAAGTTTGAGTAGCAGTAAGAGTTACAACAGTGTCGCTCGTTCCAGGAAATGCGAAAGAAGTAGAATCAGTACCAGTAAATGTAAGCGAGTTACTTGCTGTTAATGTTTTACCATCGGCAATAGTTAAAGTCGAGCCAGTCAAAGGTGCAGTAAATGCAACTTTATTAATACTAGTAGCAGTGGCAACACCAAGTGCTGGAGTTGTCAGAGTTGGACTAGTAAGAGTTTTATTAGTAAAGGTTTCTGAACCAGCTAATGTAGCAAGAGTTCCAGAAGTTGGAAGTGTAACGCTAGTAGTGGCAGTTGCAGTTAATGTAGTGGCAAATGCACCAGAGGTAGTTAAGTTACCACCGAGTGTTATTGTTTTACCAGAATTATTTACGCCAGTTCCACCATATTGGCCAGCAACCAAAGTTCCTTGCCATACACCTGTTCCAATAGTACCAACTGTTGTCAAACTAGAAGTAACAACTGCAGAACCAAGAGTCGTTGCATTTAGAACTGAAGTTCCAGCAATATAATATGCTTTAGTAGATGCAAGGTCTAAATGTTCTGAAGAAGTCCACGCAGAAGTAGCACTGACCCAGTTAAATGTTTTATCAGTAGCACCCTTAAGAGTAATACCACCACCATCAGCTGTAATGTTAGTAGGAGATGCTACACTACCTAATTCAATGTTTTTATCATCAACAGTAACAGTTGTAGCATTAATTGTTTCTGTAGTACCATTTACAGTTAAGTTACCAGTGATAACTGTATTGGCATTATTGATTGTTAGCGTACCAGTCGCAGCACCGATAGAAACTGTAGTTGCTGCACCACCAATGTTTAGGGTAGTGGCATTGGTATTAAATAATGCAGCAGTACCTGTGCTGGTTGTTGATATGGTAGGACTATTAACAGCAAGAGTGCTGGCAAGAGTCAATGCGCCAGTACCATCTAGCGTAGCCACATTGGTTGTTCCACCATACCATTTAAAATAGAAACTTGACGAATTTACTGGGACACTATTCCAAATAGTGGCACTATCAATACCAATAGCATAATCAGCCTGTACTGAAGTTACAGCAGGATAAAGAATTAACTTAGACCCAGAACTAGATGAAGTAAAAGATGGTGCGGCAACACCACTTCCTGATGTCCAATCTATTCTTTGTCCCTGTGAACCAAGTGTTGTTAAACTTGAATAAAGAACAGTAGATTTTAATGTATTACCTGCAAGACCACCAGCCTGAGCAGTAATAGTTCCGCTACTGTTAGTGATACTAGAACCATCAGCATTTGATGATGTAGATTGAATAGTACCATCGCCATAATACAAAGATATCCATCCGTAAGATGTATTGCCTAATTTGTAAGTATTATTAAGAGAAGGAACTAAACTTGAAGCAAAACTATTATAGTTATGTATTGTGCTTTCTGTTCCAGCACCAGTACCACCAGTCGCACCGACTTGGGTATATACATTCCATTGACCACCATCATAAAGCAGTGTTACTGAAACACCAGCAATATCAAGTGTTAGATTTTCATACGCTCCAACTATTGGCTCTGCGCCACCTGAAACATAAAGATTATTTGTAACAAAACTAGAGTCATCTACAATAATGACATAGTTACCAGTTTGAGGAGAAGAGGGAAGGGTAATTGTGAACGAGCCAGCACTAGTGTTGGCAATATATCCCTGATTGATTTTTGCAGTTGTGTTTGCTATTACCTTGGTGTATGCGATACCAAGTGGTTGAACGACGTTTGTGGAATTTTTAAAATACAGTTTACCGTCAGCATAGTTTAATGCTATTTCACCGTAATCTAAGTCCCCTACAACTGGCACTTTCGCAACAGTTGAGGACTTCTTAAGAAGAACCTTATTCGCCATTCTCTAACCTTAAAAAAGGAAACAGGGGAGTAAGAACTCCCCGCACAAAATTATTTAGTACGTACCACCATCGATGTTGAAACCATCGAGAGTTGAAGTTGCTGCACCAGCACCAGTGATATTAATACCAACATACATTGATTTTGCAAGAGCAAGACCACCAGACATAATAACACCAGCAGCAGTAGTGCTAGATGCATCAGTCGTATTGGAGAATGTAGGTACACCAGAAGCAGTAAAACTTCCAGTGAATGTGCCAGACAACGCACCAGCGTTAATAGTTGGTGATGTTAAAGTCTTATTAGTGAGAGTGTCAGTAGTTGCTTTACCAACTAATGTATCAGTTGCAGCAGGTAAAGTTAGTGTACCAGATGCAGCTGCAGTTGCAACAATCGTTGTTGTTCCTGAAGAAGAACCAGCAACTGTGTAACCAGCAGAACCAATAGCAGGTGTTGTTAAATTTGCACTCGTTAAAGTCTTATTGGTAAATGTCTCTGAACCAGCCAATGTGGCAAGAGTGCCAGTCGTTGGTAGAGTAACAGAAGTATTTGCAGTAGTTGTTAAGCCAAGTGTATGAGCACCAGTATGTGTAAAACTACCACCAAGAGTGATTGTCTTACCTGAGTTGTTTACACCAGTACCACCGTATTGACCAGCAACAAGAGTTCCTTGCCATACACCAGTACCGATAGTACCAAGAGTAGTAATAGATGTTTGACCAACATAGTTAGCATCAATGTCAATAGAATCAGATGCAACGCTAATACGGCTTGCAGTACCAACAACGTCTAATGTATTACCAGACTTAGTTAAACCAGCACCAGCAGTAATTTGACCAGCACCAGAGAACTGAACAAAATCAATCGCAGTAGTACCAATAGTGATTGCTGTATCAGTTGTAATTACATAACCATTATCAGCCTGTGTTGTACCTTGTTCAACGAAGAAGAACAAACCTGGACCAATTTCAGTGCTTGGACTATTATCAAAGTCAGTGGCACGAGTAAGTACCCAGTTTGTAGAAACTGTACCAACAGTAGTAACAGTATAAACACCATTCTGTAGAGCAGATGCTTGATTCTTAATAAGAACACGATCAGCAACAGAAAGAGCGATAGAGTCAAGAGTTAATGCAGCCTGAGTGCCAGCGTTAGTTAATGTAGCACCAACACCAGAAGATCCATTTGAGTAAGTAACAGTAAGAGCAGTTGTAGATGCAGCCTTAACAGATGCTTTAACATCTAGACCATTGGCAAGACCATCAACATATGCCTTAGTTGCCAAGTCAGTAGACTGAGTAGGATCTGCAGCATTACCAACACGCTTACCACCAACATCAACAATACCAGTGCCAATTGGAACTAGGTTTACGTTTGTATTTGAACCACCAGCAGTGAAAGTTAGTGCGCCAGTACCAGTGATAGAACCATCAGAAGTTCCAGTACCACCATAAAGAACACCAACATCAGTACCTTGCCAAACACCAGTTGCGATAGTACCAACGCTGGTTAAACTAGAAGCAGTAACAGTAGAATTTAATGTAGCACCAGTTAGCGTACCAGCTGCAGCAGTAACAGTAATTGCAGCAGAACCATCGAAGTTCACTCCGTTGATTGCACGAGCAGTTTGTAAAGTGGTGGCAGTAGAAGCATTACCAGTCAGCGCACCAACGAAGGCTGTAGATGTAACAGATGCTAAACCAGCAAACGTAGTTACTGTGGCACCGAGTGATACTGAAGTAGAACCAATAGTAACAGAACTATTTGTGAGTGACCCATTGGCAATATTTGAAAGAGTATTGGTAGAACCAGAGATAGACTTATTAGTGAAAGTATCTGTAGTTGCTTTACCGACTAAGGTATCTGTAGCGACTGGTAATGTTAGTACGCTAGTACCAGCAATTGCACCAGAAAGAACTTGAGTAGTTCCAGAAGTAGAACCAGCAAATGTAATGGCTGTTAAACCAGCAAGTGAAGTAGAAGTGCTACCAAGACTGATTGATGTAGAACCAACAGTAACAGAACTGTTTGCCAAATTGGCATTAGTAATACCAGCAGTACCAGAAAGGTTGCTATTAGTTAATCCACTGATAGTATTTGAACCAGCAGCGATTGTTTTATTTGTTAGAGTATCTGTTGTTGCTTTACCAACCAATGTATCAGTTGCTGCTGGTAAAGTTAAAGTAGTTGTACCAGCTGTGGCAGTGGCAAGTACAGTAGTTGTTCCAGAAGTTGAGCCACTAAATACAGCACCTGTTCCACCGATAGTTGGTAGAGTTAAAGTTTTATTGGTAAGAGTCTGTGAACCAGTTAATGTGGCAACAGTTGAATCAATATCAAAAGTTACGCTAGTTGCAGCACCAACTGCAGCAACAGCAGAAGTAATGCCAGTGCCACCAACAAAAGTAATTGTATCTGTACCAAGAGCAACAGAATCAGTACCAGTGTCGCCAGCGATAGCGAGAGTTGTTGAGATACTTGCTGTACTTGCAGCAGTCAAACGACCTTGTGCATCAACAGTGAATGTTGGTATCGCAGTGGCAGATCCGTAACTACCTGCAGTGACTGCAGTATTAATTAGAGCAATGGTAGAAGTATTGGAACCATCAGAGTTGGTAACACTAATTTGGTTTGCAGTACCAGTTACCGCACCACCAACTGTATCGTAGATATACTCAGCAAGAGTGTCTGTTGTACCATTAATGTATGGATTGTTAAGAACTGTTTTACCAGTACCATTTGGAGTTAAAACAATGTTACCATTGGTATCTGTTGAACTGATAGTATTAGTGCTACCAGTAAGAGTTAGATTACCAACATTAAGATTATTAATTTTACTGCTGGCATCAAGAACAATCGCAGATGACGCAGTTAGCGTACCTGGAGTATGATCCAGCATATCGGTAAAATACTTACCACCGATAACAAAGTGGTTTACAGCATTACCTGCTGTTTCTGATCCTATACCAATGTATAATCTATCACCACCATTTGAGCCATTATCGGTTAAGGCTGAGTACGCTAATTCACCAGCACCAAGCGTTGCTGGATTTCCAGATACTGACGATCTTTTTATTCTAATTATTGATGCCATTTTTAATCTCCGTTAAAATTCTCCGCCTTCCATGTTCTGCGCATCTAGCGTAGTCGTAGAAGTCCACTTGTTAGTGTTTGTTTTGTATACTAATAATGCCCCATTATTAAGTGTTGATGTATCTACATTACCAATCGCCGAAAGAGAATCAACTGATTGAGGATTAGATAAAGAACTACCTGTTACAATAGTCGTGCCACCTGTACTTGTGGTGGCAGTGATTATTGATTGGGTTGGATCATCTACAACTGCAATTATTTCTGCCATGATTAAGTCTGTGTTATTTCTGGGGTTACTATAACAATACCTTCCAAGATTCGTGTTTTTGCCGTTGTAGATGTATTTGTGATTTCTATGTCATAAAGATATCTACCTGCTGGAATCGCAGAAGTTTGTGTCGATGTTAGTTGTAATCTAACCTTACCTGTTGCAGCATCATAAATGCTTGCGGTAAATGTATAATAAGTGGAAGAACCATAAGACTTTCTCATTTGAGAAGCGATGGTATATCCAGATAAATCTAGGGCTGTGCCTGTGGCTGATGCTACAGTGATAATATTACTGTATGTCGAACCCGAATCTACGTATAAATTTGCTATCGATGCCACTGGAGGTCTCCCATTCTACTCTCTTATTTATCGTTTTCTAGACTGCAAAAACAAAAACCCCACGAGTGTGGGGTTGCGATTAAATCTCAGAAGAGACTTATTCCGCTACTGGCCAGTTTTGAGTAGTGACTATTGTTCGGAAAGATTCAACTGTAGTGGCTGCATTAATAGCTGTTTCTAAACGATTCGCTTCAGTAATAACGGCTGCACGATATGTCACCGTAGCAGCAGGAATAGCAACAGTTCGTTCAATCTTACGAACTAACATCCAATCAGTCTGAGAAAGAAGACTATTGGCAGATTGTTTAATCTGTGCGATCCACTGAGATTTTAGTCCTGAAACTTTATTGTTTCCTGTGCCTTCATCTTCTAACTCTTTGGCAGTAGACGTAAAGGTAATTTTCACAACCTTAAGAGTTTCATCAAAAGATGGTGCATTCTCTGTCACTGAAAAGAAACGATCATCTGGACGTGGAGCATAAGCCACATCATAGATACCGAGATCTTGTTTCTGCGTGGCAGTCAAAGACAAAAGAGTGTCTGGAGCATATTGAGTGCCATTTTTGTCTTCCCATAGCGTATATGGGGCGAACAGTTTAATACTGTTATCATTTTTTACTAAAGCGAACATTTGGGTTTCCTCTTAAAGAATTCTATTATTTATTTATCGTGCGTTGGCATACTTGAATGGAGTTTCAGCGAAAGCAGCATATATGAAAGTTGATGTGTTATTCAAATTAAGATTATTGGTTTTTAGTTTAAATCCATTGGATACTAAGTCAATAGCATATGTATTGGGTGCTTCTGCTGCAGTTGTATCAGCCCATAATCCAGGTAAGTTTGCTACATTAATTGGTGATCTAGCAGTATCATAAATTTGCCATCCGTAAGTTGTAGATGCCTCTCCACTCTTCTTTAAAAGAATAAATCTAGGTCTAAATCCAAGATAAACGAATGGACCATCATTTGCATTATTACCTGTATAAGAACCAAACTTACTAAATCCTGGAACTTCTGCCCAGAGATAGGCTATATGAGTGTCAGCAGTTTGCCATGATCCAACAGTAAAATGAGTTGAAGTTGGAGATGTTCCACCCCAATATGTAGAAGATGGACCTACAGTTCCACCAACTGTATTTAGGTATATATTGTACTGAGGACCAATAGAATCATGGTATACTTGCCAATTTTCAGCACTTGTTGTATCTTTAATAATCATAAACTTAGGGGCAACACCAAGATTATGAGAGATGGATTGTGTTGCACCATTTGCAGCATAGTTTACAATATCAAATCCTGGAGTTTTACCTTTGTTCCAGAACCAACCAACATGTTTATCACCAGAAGTATTTGTACCAGCTTCAGTTCCAAGTACTACACCATTTGGAATAAATGATTGAACTGATTCATAAGTTTGTTGTGCAGTATTATCGCTAGAAAATAAGCAATTTCTTGGACCACGAACAGTATCAAGCAATTGGTGTCTATAAGCACTTGTTCTTGACTTCATCCAAACTAAGTCTGGAGTATTTACAAAGTTACCAAAAGAATCTGGCAAATTATTCGAACCAACATCTTTTAGATTTTTACTATTAATAGACTTAAAGCCAGTTGGAGGTGTGTACATAAACCCAGTTTGACCGAAGTTTGCAGTAACCACATTGTTTGATCCAACGGCAACAAAAGGAATCAATGCACCATATTCCCCAATATATCTGTTTACATTAGTTGCAGTTGGATTTGCTCCTGTTGATGGATTACCTGTTGATCCACCAGAGGCATCATACCATGTATTATTTCTACCTGCCCAGATTTTACTATTATCAATATCTATGGCAATTTGCATTACATCACCAATTGCGCTTGCCGTGATTGGGTTCATTGTGACATATCTATACGTGCTGTCATAATTAGTCCACAAAGTTAGATTATTTGCAGTACCACTCTGCCAAGAGAAACCATTTGTACCAGATACAGATGATGGTAAATTTGTTAAGTAAGTATGATTTGGTAATGGCCATGGAATTAATCCCATTGATGCATAAGCATCACTAGCTGTACGTTCTATGATCATTTCAAAGTACCATTTACCAGAACTTATTGGCATTGTGGCAGGTACAATTTTATGAGCACCAGAGTCATCTGATGCTAAAGTCAAACCAGCATTGGTAATGTTATATGTGTTTCCACTATTTGAGTTTGAAATATTATAATTTGCATAATTAAGTATAGGATAATTACCACTAACTCCTGTGGAATCTTCAGAATCTGTTGGAGCATCTTTAGAAATATCTGATGCAATTATTGAATTTGCTCCAACACCATCATATAATGACGCATTGGTATATGATAGAATGACAACACCGCTACCACCTGGACCACCGCCAAGTCCTACAGTTGTTGCACCACCACCACCGCCAGTATTTGGTCGCCCACCTGCAGCTGGACCATGCTTTCCATTTTCTCCTGAACCACCACCGCCAATACCACCAGCTGCACGATATGCAGTATTTGTGATAAAGTAGTTACCACCACCACCACCTGCGTAGTAGAGTGGAACACCAGTAATTGAATTTAATAAACCTGGACCACCACGAGAGTCACCGCCATTATATCCAACACCACCTGCGCCACCACCACCTGCGCCATAGTAAGTATTACCAGAGTTACCGTTATTACCAGTACCACCAGCATAACCTTGTCCTGCCGTACCTGCACCACCAGCGTTAGAGTTAAGCATACCACCACCACCAGATCCACCGCTTTGCGCAGCAACAACAGAATATGTACATCCATTACCACCAGCAATGGCAGTTAGTGAACTGAATACGGAATTAGTTGCGTTACCTTTATTGTTGGTAAAACCACCTCTACCAACAGTAACTGTATAAGAAGATCCTGGAGTGACAGAAACTGCTGCGTTGTATATCATACCACCAGCACCACCGCCACCTCCGTTAGTACCACCTGCACCACCGCCAGCAATAACAAGTGCTTTAACAGATGTCACACCTGTTGGAGCAACCCATGTATATGTTCCTGGAGTTCCGTATGTTAGAACAGTTGATCGTGGAACTGAGTAGTCGAAGTTAACTGTATTAAAGTTATTATTAGAACCAGATGCATCGTATCCAACAGTTCTTTGCCATGGTGATGCATCAGATATCGTTACTGTATTATTATTTGTGATTGAAAGAGCATTGGTGCTATTATCTACAACTGTTGCGCTTTGTAGAGTTAACAATGCAGTATTAGCGACTGCAGTTAATGCAGAAGTTGGTGGTGTGTAAGTAGTTGATGTGTATAATGCTGTGCCATTAACAATTCGGAAGTTAGAGATGTATCCGTTAAAATAGTTGGAATTTAATGTTGCATTATAATATTCAACGCCAATTCTCACTGCAGTTGAAAACGCTGCAGCTGTTGTCCATGTTGATCCCGCTTGTTTACCATCAACAAACATTCTAACAACATTACTTGAATCTCTAGTAACTGCAACATGAGACCAACCACCAACATTTGGTACTGCACCAGTTGGGCTGCTTAAACTTATCTGGGAGCCAGAAGAATAGACTTGATACAAAGTTCCAGTTGTCCCAATGTACAACTCAAGACCAGTGCTTGTGTTTGAATCCCCAATGGTGAAGATCGCACCATTGATGGCGGAATTTCTATAAACATACGCTTCAATCGTGAATGCGCCAGACAATGTTGCTGGTAAAGTAGCCTGTAGATATTGGTTACTTCCGTTAAATGAACCAGCATAAGACATAGTGTCTACGTTACTTGGCTTAGAGAATGGTAGATAGAAACCATTTGTTCCATATGTACCAGTATAACGCTGTGGCATCCAGTTATTATTTGCATCAAACTGACCAAAACTAGATGCTGTTAGTGCTTGACCATCAATAAAGTATGCTTCTGAAATAGAGCCGTTAAAGTAAGTACCATCACGAGGATCTGCACCAATGTTAAATGGTAAAGAACTATTACTTAATCTTAAAGTTGCATTTAGCGGAGGAATACTTGATGTATCCCATGAAAATACTTGCACTCCATTAACATAAACTTTTAATCTATTTAAATCACTTACTTGTGTTGTATCAACAGCAACAACGACATGATACCATGATGTTGTATCAGTAAAAAGTCTACTAGTTTGATTCCCATAATTGGTATCACCAGTGCTGGCAAAAGTAATGTCTAACTTATTATTATCTCTAAATTGTAATACAGTTGCATTTGTTCCAGCTGAACCAATTTTAGTCGTGTGGAAAGGATGATTTGCTGAAATAACAGCACGCTTTAACCAAAATGAATATGTGGCAGTTGTTTGACTTCCAGTGACTGCTGGAGTTCTAAGCGCATAAGAAAATTGTTCTGGTTTAAATTCTAAACTAGAAGTAGAAAATGTTGAAACTTCTTTTGCAGTTGTACCAACTGTTAAGTTTGTTCCATTACCAGTGTATGTCTTAACATCAAAGTGATCACTTGGACGTTTGATGACTGGGGTAGGTATTGTAGTTGTGCAAAAAGATTTAAACCCTGCTGGTGGAGTATATGCAAATTGACGCTGACCGAAATTATAACGTCCACCACGTGTGCCAGTACCTGTACCATTGTATGCCATCATGTATGGAATCATACCTTCTTGGCGCCATTGCGCATCAACTACATCAGATGGTATTCCAGATCCAACAATTGTAGAACCATGTGCAGTTGAAGTATTGGTGCCACCTATTGGTGCATAAAATGTTCCATTTTTACCAATCCAGATTCTACCAGTATCAGCATCATATGCAAAGTTAAGAACATCATCTGCTGCTGCAGATAGAGCATTGCTATAACCTGGTCCACAATATAACCCAGCTGATCCAGAATAGTTACTATACGCAGATGGAGATTTACCAACTTGGTTAGCAATATTTCCAGATACTACGCTACTCATTGAAACTGGAGCAATACCAGCAGAGAACACGTCTCCAGCACCAGCTAGTGTAAATTCCCAATAATATTTACCAGAAGGAGGAATAGCTTGAGTTGTCCAAACTACTTGATAAGACGCAGAAGAGTTATTGTAAGCATAACTATTACTTTCAGAAAGGGTGATAGACGAGCCTTTCGATAATGGATTAAATGTAGGGTAGTTACCACGCTGCACACCACCAATATCTGGTTGTGATGATACTGCTGCAATTCCTGGAACATCGACCGATGAGTCGTATGTTGTACCAGCAGTTAGAGAGATAATGTTTGGTGTCCAGTTGTTACCATTACCTGAACGATCTGCGCCAATTGCTGCAGCAGTGGATGCAGAATTATCACGGAAATCTAGATAGAAACCATTTGTACCATATGAACCAGTATAACGCTTTGGAACCCATGTTCCTGTTTCTGGATCAGTAAAACCAAATGCATATGGAGTTAGGGCTTGTCCGTCAATTAGATTATACTCAGTCATATAACCATCCATATAGTATTGATCGTCAAATCCAGCCCCATATGGATAACTACCAATTCTGTGAGGAGCAGTACTATTTACATAGGTATCGTAATTTATAGTACTTGGGTAGGTTGCCTGATCAAAAGCTGTTTGTTGAACACCATTAACATACATTTTTACTCGCTCTGATGCGATTGCATGAGTGGTGTCAACAGAAATAACTAAATGATACCAAGCAGAAGGGTCACGATATTGCGCAGTTGTTTCTAGTGCAAAAACTTCTGTGGAAGCCTCATAACTTCTAGTTTTAAAAGATGAACCATTATAATATATTGTTGTTGAATAGGTTCCATTAGCATAATCATTACTAGCAGTAAAATATGGTTGTGCACCATTTGTTAAATTTGTTTGTTTCACCCAAGCAGACCAAGTCCAAGTTCTACGATTACCAGCAGTTCCAGGAGTTCTACTAAAATAACCTTTATTAGCTCTTCTAAATCTTATTGAACGCTGTGGAGTCCAACGACCAGTTGGAAATGATCCAGCTGCAGTTAATGCGCCAGCATCTTGAACTGAGAAAATACCATTAGCTGTGTTAGCGTCAGTTACTTGTTCTGTTGCGGATAAAAATCCACCAGTATAGCGACGAGTCATTTATTTACCTTAATTGTATTGTGTTCTATACTATTATTTATTCAGCTTTTGGCCATGTGATTGACGTCATAACTTCAATCAACTCGTCAACAGTTTCAACTGCAGCAATTGCAGTTACCACTCTGTCTGACTCTGTAACAATCGCAGCACGATATGCCACAACATCAGTTGGAATCACTACGGATTCTACTTCATTACGAATAATTAGATAGTCAGTTGGTTTTAGTAGATCGTTTGTCTTGGCTTTGACTTCTGCAGTGCATGTAGTCTTTAAACCTTTTGCAATCAAACGCTTAGTGGTATCAACCATCTCTCCATCTACTCCAACAGTCTCATCCCATACTTGAACGTACATTGGATTACCATCTTTATCTACTTCTTCACGATCCTCAAGAATTCTAGGATTATTAATACCCCAGTAGTATTTGGTTTCAAAATTATTGTCACCATCTTTTTCAATGCCCAGTGATGCACGAACAGAAGGAGAAGTTCCTTCTAACCATGAATACGGATATGTCATTCCATTCAGAGTAATATCTGAATTTTCAGTAATTGGTGAACCATTTAAGTAGTAAGTTGTCATTTTTAATCTCTTTTATCTTGCTCTGTTATTTAGTCCGAATGGCGACTCTGCAAATGCAGCAAATATGGTCGTTACTCCAGTATAGTTAACATTATCATTAGTATTACGACACTTAAATCCATTCGATAGTATATCAAATTTAGAATAAGTTTGTCCTTCTGCAAGGTTATTGTTTGGATATACATATCTATCAGAAACATTTGATGGATCACGAGCAGTATCATGAATAACCCAGAATGCACCATTAGTTAAGTTTTTAGTTATAATAAATCGAGGTCTAAATCCACAATATACAAATGGACCATCTGTAGATGCGTTACCAGTAAAAGATCCCATTTTACTAAATCCTGGAACTGATGCCCAGAGATAAGCAATCATTCTACTACCACTAGTATTAGTATAACTATTTTGAGTAAAGAAGTTGCTGCTATTTGGTGCTGTGCTACCAAACGCACTATAATTTCTTGTGCCAGCATCAGTAAATATAAGTGTAGCACTAATACCTAAATCTCTATGATAGATATCCCAGTTGTATGCAATAGTACGATCTTTTACTATAATAAATTCTGGGGTGACTCCAAGATTATGAGAAATTGCTCTATTGTTTGTACCATCACCAGTATATGAAACAATATTAAATCCAGCTGTTGGTGATTGTTTCCACTGCCATGCAGCATAACCATAACCATTTGTATGAATATCAGTTGTTGAGGTAAACCCATTAGAATCAAAAATTATTGGTTTTGTTATCCCAGTTAGAGGTGTACTAGCAGTATTTGATTGAAGTATTTCTCCCCCACCACCAATAGAATTAACTAATACATGTCCTTGAATTTGTCTGGATTTAATCCAAATAAAATCTGGTTGGAAACCAGCATTTTGTACACGAATATCTCCATTGGAACCACCATAAAGATTAGTGTCAAACCACTTATTTGGTGTTAATGCAGCTGTTGCAACAGAAGATGTGCCAACTGCTTGTAAATTAGTTGTACATAATGATTTAAATCCAGTAGGTGGAGTATAAGCAAATGGTCGCTGACCAAAATTAACTACATTAACTGCAGTTCCACCACCACCATGAGTTGAATGCACGATTGGTTTAAACAAATATTCTAATTGAGATCTTGCACTATCTGTAAACGCTGGGCTAGTTGCTGTTGCAGGATTACTAGAAGCAAACCAAGTACCATTTTTACCGAACCAAACTGTATTGTTCGATGTATCATATGCACACATAACCACGTCAGTATTAGAGTTAACTGCAGTACCGTATGCAGTTGCAGTACCGTTATTTACTTTGTTCCCATCATATCTCCATACGAAATCATTACTACCATAACCGATAGAACGACTTGCATAAGTTGTTGCTGGATCATATACCATCACACCAATAGCACCAGTATCCATGACTGAAGTGGCAGAACCATTAGTTACTGTCACCTCAAAGTACCATTTTCCTGGACCCCAAAAAGATGCTGGTTTAGCATAACTAGTACTCACACCACTTTGGTTAAACCATTGTAAATTACCATCAGTTAAAGATGAATTTGTTTGTGGAACTAAATTACTTAATGTAGCATAATTTCCTGGAACTACACCACCAATATCTGTTGCTGATGTAAATACGTTGGTTGGTGAATCAACCATTAAGTCATATGTTGTGCTTGTTGAAGTGGTACTAAAATTAATTGCTTGCCAGTGATTACCATTACCTGATGCGTCAGAGCCAAAATATATTGCCATTTAAGCCTCCACCCATTTCTGTTGAGATTCATCCCAATCATATAATCCATCTAGTGGCATAGCAGTTGGTGCCTCCCATAAGCAGGTTTGTTCATTTAAAACCCAAGAGTTAAATTCTTTAGGTGGAATAAACGCATCACGAGTTTCATCGTAAGTATATCCAATTCCAGCATAATTTTTTCTAAATGGAGTGCCACCTAATTTGTGGACTCCACCATATGTATTGTAAGATGTTTGTTTATAAACATCTCCTGTGCGAGCAGTTAATTCTGCTTCTTTACCATCGTCTTCTTGTCTACCGACAGTTACAAAGACAACAATATTATTTTCGTTTAATTTTGCAAAGTGGCTCATGCGAATGTTACCGTTTCAGATGTTGTAGATGTTTGAGTTACAGTGTAAATTCTAAATCCACCGCTTGCTGTACCGCCAGTAAATGTTACTCCAGAACTAAAGAATGCAGTTCGTGATGATGGGATTTTAATAACAACGATACCAGAACCACCGCTACCGCCAGAAGCAATAGCTGCAGAACCACCACCGCCACTACCAGTATTTGCTGAGGCAGAACCACCTGTGCCACCTGAAGAGCCAGATGCACCATTACCACCAAGACCACCCGATCCACCAGTACCAGCAGTACCAGCAGTTCCGTTATTTAAATGTCCACCACCGCCACCTGCAGCGTATGTTACTGAAGAACCAGAAATTGTTGATGCAAGACCATTACCACCATTACCAGCAGTGAATGTTCCATTAACGGCAGTCGCTCCAACTTGCCCAGCACCGCCACCGCCACCACCGCTACGTCCAGATCCACCATTATCTTCACCAGTACCACCAGCAAAACCTTGTCCAGCAGTTCCTGCAAAACCAGCACCGTCGTCACCTGCACCACCGCCACCAGATCCACCAGAAGCTGGTTCTCCATTTGATGCGCCCCCGCCACGTCCACCACCAAGAGAAGTAACAGTTGAGAATACAGAATTGCTACCGTTGGTATAACTACCACCACCAGCACCGACAGTTACTGTATAAGCAACTCCAGTGGATAAAGTAAGAGCAGTTTCAGCAGCAGAGTTGGCACCACTTGTTCCAGCAGAAGTCCTAAAACCACCAGCACCACCGCCACCACCACGATTCGATCCACCACCAGCACCACCAGCAACTACTAAGAAGTCTGTGGAGAAAGTTGTATCTACATTAAATGATAGATAAAAGCCATTTGTTCCATATGCACCAGTGTAACGCTTTGGTTGCCAGATGCCTGTAATAGCATCAGTATAACCGAAGTATGATGGATCTAAGAACTGTCCATCAACAAAGTTAACTTCTGCCATGTAGCCGTCAAAATAATTAGTTGGACCCCATGCTTGAGTCCCAAATGTATGAGTATATCCAGCACGATTCATTGAATAATCGTAATTAGGTGGATATTTAGAAGTATCAGTAGAAACTAATACATTATTTACATAAACTTTATGAATTGTATTTACTGCATCAACAGCCCAAACAATATGGTACCAAGCTGATGGGTCACGATAATAAGCTGGACCAATAGCACCATAAGGATTTGCACCGCTAGTATCGTAATAGGTATGAAGTTGATCACCATTGAAATATATTGCAGCAATGCCGTCATTTCCAGATTGAGAAGGAGAACTAAACAATATACGATCAGTAGCTGAAGATTCCAACTGCCCTCGTTTTACCCATCCACTCCATGTCCATTTTTTGCGGTTTCCATCGACAGTTGGAGTTCTGGTCAAATTCGCTAATGCTGAACCTCTAAATCTTAGCGATTTAGGAATCTCATAGATACCATCGGCTTCTTGCCAAGTACCATTGGCAGTTGCTTGGTACTGATCCTTTAAATCCCAAATACCATTATTTGATGTTTGTGATAATGCTACTGGATTACCAGTGATAAAATTTCCTGGATATCTTTTAGACATGGTGTCCTATCTCGTATTCAAAAACTAAAATTAAGAAATTGTTTCGAATGAAGCAACCACTTCTAGGTAACTTGCTGTTCCTGCTTGAATAGAAATTGATGTATTTTCTGTCAAGTAAATTGCACCAGCTTTATCCAACAACATTAAAGTTGTGTTTGCAGGAACCGAAATTTGATATACTAAACGATATGCAGTACCGTTGCTAGCAGTGCTTAATGTACCAGAAGTAACAGTGTTTGCAGCAGAACGGAATGATAGTGATACAGTCGCAGCTGACACACCATTTACGTTTGACACAAAAATGTTGTTTACTTTAACAATAGTTCCGCTAGATGAAGCATTGGTGACTAAAGCATTATCGTTTGTGTTTGTTAATGATTGGTATGTAGTAGAACCATTAATAGTTGCTACGTTTACAATATTTGGATTTGCCATTTCTATTTCCTCTTAAAATTATGAGCCAAAAACTAATGCCATTGCAATAGCCTTACCTGTTGAAGCACCAGTTGGTGCTGCCCATGATGGGACACCACTGGCAAGTGTTAGAACATTTCCATCTGTACCTGCTGTTAATTTACTTAGGGTATTTGTCGCAGAAGCGTAAACTATATCACCAGTAGCATAACTCGTTAAACCAGTTCCACCTTTAGTAGCTGCAATGGCAGTGGCTGACCAAGTACCAGTAGTGATAGTGCCAACTGATACTAGACTGGATAAAGTACCCACGTCTGTATAAGCAACTGTACCACCTGCTCCGAACGCTACTGAAGACGAATCTGTACCAGTAAATGTTAGTGTATTGCTTACTGATAGAACTTTAGCATTAGTAATGGTTAAAGTACCAGTGCTTGATGTTACTGTTAAGCCATTGTATGTTTTATTTGTAAATGCCTGAGAACCTGCAATAGTAGCCACTGTACCAGAAGACGGTAAAGTCAGCGATGTGTTTGCAGATAGAGTTAAACCAAGCGAAAAGTTACCAGTGAAAGCAATAGTATTTGCTGCATTATTTGCGATACCAGTACCACCATATGCAGCACCGATAACAGATGCATTCCAAGTACCAGTGGTAACAGTACCAGTGGCAGTAATGTCATCTAAGCCAAGAGTATCCCAAGAAGGAGTACCATCAGAAGCCATTTTTAGGTAACTAGCAGTAGATGGTTTAGTTAGTTTACTTAAAGTATTTGTGGCACTTGCGTAAAGCAAATCGCCAGCTGCATAAGTTGTTTGACCAGTACCACCTTTAGTCGCACCGATAGCAGTGGCAGACCACGTACCAGTAGTAACTGTTCCCAGAGTGACGATAGAAGTACCGCCAGTTAAACTGTTCATCGCACCTGCGTAGGTGGCTTCTAGTTTATCTGTGTTTAAGTTACTAAAGTTTGTATCGACTTCAGTATTGGTAAGAGGCGAACCTTTAGTCGCTCTTAAGACTATTGTTGACATTTATTATCCTTTTATACGATCGTGCAGTAATGCTGATAGCATTTGTTTGATTTCACTCAAATCTTGTTTTAAGTTATTTATTTCATTTGCCTGAATTGTCAGCTGCTCTTTATCAGACATTAAAGACTCTCTTCTACGAATATAGTTCTGATAATCTGTTCCACTAGTATTTAGGATAGCCATAGTGTTGGCATCTCTGACTAAACTAGGATCTCCTTGTACCTTTAGTAACATATTAGGCACACGCTATAATTCGTAGATCTTTAATTCTCGGTATTGCAGAACTATTTGTAGACTGCATAACGATCTTAACTGCAATTACGTCAAACTGGGATAGACCCTCTTCGGAGTAATCCACATCAATAAAGGTATCATCTCCATTCTGAACCTTAACGATTGCAGCATCTGGGTCAGATAAAGTCCAGTTTATTCTATTAAAGTCCAATGTAGATCCAACAGGAGAAGTCTTATAGTAAACCAATACATCGGCTTCTTGTGGAATGTTACCTGCGTATCTAATTCTAAAGAAGTTAGATGGATTGGAAAGAGTAATCGCTTTCGTTACATATTTATTCACTGAAGAACTGCCCACTGGAGCAATTTCATCAACGAACAGAGTTCTCAATTTAACTGTAGTTCCACTAATAGCAGATTCACTGGTAAAATTAGTCGTTCTAGAAACAGTAATTGTTCCTGTGGTTGATCCGTCTCCAGCAACACTGGTCACAAGATAAGTTCCATCATTGCCACCAGTAGTAGAGCCAGAAACCGTAATGTATTTACCAACTTGAATAGTTAGAACTAATGCAGCTACACCAGCGACTGAAGTCGTAATAGTAGTACATTTACCAGAAAATAGTAAAGTAGCTGTGCCATTTACAGATAAACCAGCTGTGTGGGTTGGACCAGCTGTACTGGTAGTTCCTGCGATGGTGACTGTATACAGATTACCAAGATAGTTAACTTGATCACCAACTGCTTTAGAAGTAGTTGCTGCCCAAGCAGTACCTAAATTTACAAAACTAAACGCTCCAGTGGCACCAGTGAATACTGTTCTATTGTCTATTAAAGACACGTTTACATTAGTTTCTGATGGCTTATTAATTTTGTTAGAAACCGTAATTAGAGAAGTTCTATGACTATCAATAATAGGTGATAATGCATCATTATCAGAACTAATAGTTGCCTGAAGTGTAACAGTTTTACCTGAAGATTGATTTACTGTAGAAGCAACTACCTGTGGAGCAAAGAACATATTATTATTGTTTGTAACAATACCTTTGTATGATCCATACGTATATGGAGTCTCTGCGCCATCCACTGATTTGCCAGAAGTAGTCTTCATGGTAAAATCAATATTTGTATCTGAGAAGTTCTGCGATTGTATTGATGGAATCGCCATGTCATATACTATGTTGCTGCTGGCACGAACTCTGCTTCCACCAGAGTAACCTGTGGTAGTTGCATTAGTGCTAGCAGTAATACAATAAGAATCTAAATCAACATCACTAATTGTATGTTGAATTTGAGCATTTGCAGCTGCGCTTGTATAGATCTCAGTGACAGGGATACCATTTATTGATGGAGCCAATTTAAATGCAACAGCAGAAGCAACAGTTACAGAAGCATTAGAAGATAATTCTAAACTTGTATTACTAGTTATTGAAGCAATAATACCTATAACCTTATTATCTGACGCACGAATAAATGCAGTGCCCACAGGATTTAGTATTGAATTAAACGATGTTCCTACTCCTGTGATAGTTGGATCATTATCAGCACAAGTAAATGTACCTGTAGCTGTAGTACCTTGATAAACTGTTTTGTTAACATTATCGAATACCACTTTTGAATCAACAAACATACCATGATTTTCATGCCATACACGAAGTTTGTTTGTTCCACTTGTAGTCTGGAATGGATCTGCTTCTATTAGATTATTGGATAATACATCATTAACAAATTCTACGCTACCTGTAACATCAGTATTAAACTTACAACGATAAATTGTAAACTTCAAATCTTGGTCTTGATTTGCAGTCCAAGTAGAAGAGTTTTGAGATTTGAATAGAACACCATTATATGGTTGTTCAGAGATGGCTCTATTAGAGTCTGGAATTATATCGCCCATCTGAGCAATCCAAACTTTGTAATTAATACAATCAGTAGAAAGAATTATTGCATATTCTTCTCCGTCTTGAACATAAACAGGAGATGGGAACACAAAAGATGTTGGTTTATCATACTTGGCAACAGTCGCACCATCAAGAGTAACAGTGTTATACAGGGTTGTATCAATTGTTGTACCAAAAATTGGAGCATTAACTTGTTCTGTTTTTAAAGTTACTTTAGAGAATGGAAGAATTCGTTTTCCTGGATATCCATTTACAACTTCACGAATTTCTAGTGTAACTGGAACTCCAGCATCTCTAGTGGCAAAGAAGATATCAACCTTACTTAAGAATGCTCCACCTGGAGATTGAACCAAGAATGTTTGTGCCAATGGGTCAGTACCGCTGGGTGCTGCAAACACAGTCTGCACGGAATCAATAATACGGTTTGACGCATTAACAATTACAGTGCTGTCTTCAAGACTTTCTTGAGCAATAACTGCATTACGAACAGAGTTGATAGTTTGTTGTCTAGTTTGAAGAGTTCCAGTTGCTTCGTATTGAACTTTTGAAGACGATGTTGATTGACCATCAGAAGTGCTAACGTCTAGTAATTTAAACTCACGAACACCAGTACGGAATTTAATGGAATCATAATTTGGAATCCAGAAAATAAAGTTTAATTCACCGACAGAGTTTGTTGTTAATGCATCACCCTGTAATTTATTAGTTGGCATAGTTCCACTAATAGTAGCAGTCGCACCAGATCCAGTACCATAAGCAGTTATAGTTTCACCAGTAGTAAATGTACCCTTGATGTTTACAATATGTAAACGACGCACTCCAGTATCAGAATTACGGTCTTTACCGACAACTACTGCGGTTGCATTTGATGAACCACCTTGGATTCTATCACCAATATTTAAACACATATTACCATAACTATCTGCGTTGGTAACAGTTGGGATATTATCAATAATACGTGCAGTATCTGTGGCATCAACACCAGCATTTTTTGCTGTTTCAAAGTCTGGAGCAGTTGAACTTGCCAATGTATATGTTAGATAAGAAGACGGAGTACAATATTCAGCAACAGAAATATTATCAAAGTACGGGTAGAAACGAGTATTTGGTTTTAATGCCTTAACTTGTACTAATACATTTCGTTGGCGGATGTATGGGATAACAGCAGTAGAAATTATTCTATCATCTACAACTTGTCTGTCCATCTGAACATTAATTGTTGATCTAATTCCAGTACGTGATAGCCCAACTTGATTCGCAACAGTTTGATATGTATTACGGAAAGCACCATCCTGTTGAGCCCATTGAGCAGCAACATATGTACCACCAACCCAGCTGGTTTGCCATGCGTTCCAAACTGTACCAAGAATACCTGCTTTTTCAGCAAGATTAGCGATAGTGTTATAATTACCTTCTACGTTTCTTACAATATCTGGTGCCCTCACTGTTTCAAACCAATCATCTGAAGATGGGTTTAGACGAATATCACCAAGGAAGTTAAACACAGCGAATGGATTAACATTCTCTAAACGAGAAGCATATGCTTGAGTGATAAGTGGAATATCTTCTTTAACTGGTAATGTGATAACATCACCGTAAAGTTTATATCCAGCTGTTGTACGATCTCCATCGTTTGTTTTATTTTCTACAAGATTTATGTTGTTCATTGAATAGAATGGACGCAGTTCACCCTTCTCCATATCAACAGAGCATAGGTAATCTGGAGATGTCACATCACCAACATTATGTCCTGTGAATGAGTCTACAATAAATCCATTTTTAAATCTCTCTAATCCTTGAGAGTCGGTAATAGAAAGAGATTTAGTTTCTTGTTCTAGTAAAGATAAAGAAGTATAGTATTCTAGATTATCAATACGTTTTTCTAGTTTACCAATGTCACGCATTGTGTAACGCTTATTGTCAACTTGATTAACAATAACATTAGTGTTTGCTGTGCCAAAGGTAAATGGCTCAAGATTAAGTTTATACAGAACCATACCAATAACTGGATCATTTGGTTCTACTGGAACTAATGCAGATACACCTTTAATGTTAAAGAATCTTCCAGTAAAATCTATGGCGATTTTTTCTTGACGACCAAGATAATATGAATAATCCAATGTGATATCTTGACCACGTTTTGGAGTCATTGAGAATGATGCATTTCCACCAGTAAATACTGCGCCAGCATCACCAATTCTTGGTCGGAAATCTAGAACATCACGTAAGTTGTTACCATCATATGATGGCACGTCTACAGCTTTAATAGTGGTATCAATCGGATATGAATTTTTAGTGAAGTAATCTCCAGTACCATGTTCAAACCAACTAAAAGTTATTACAATTGGTGCAGATGGTGGAGCATAAGATTGTTTTAGTAACAATTTTCCAATATCATAATGTGTATCTCTTTGACCATTATCAAGATCGTAACGATCTGATATATCAACAGTATAATTACCAGTTGGTGATGCAAATGTACCAGTATCCATCATGACAGATTTGATACGAAGAATATCTGCTTTACCCAATGATAGAACAGATTTAGTTGCAGTTACCTGTGTCGTTAAAGTTACTGTTGCAGAAGATAGAGTTTTACTCTTTTCTCCAATACCAACTTTCTTAATAGTTGCCATAACAATAAAGTCTTTGCTGGCATATGTGTCTGGTAACGTAAATGTAATAGAAGAACTTCCACCAGAAGTATATCCTGTTGGGTTAACTATTACACCACCTGCAGTGGAATCATTATATACAAGGATATAATTGTCAGTCTCAGCTGGATCAGCGAATACACCTGACGAAGCTGTTAGTGGCAGAGTACAAGATCCACCAGATCCAGAACCAGTTGATCCAGTCAAATATTGCATACCGTAGTAAATAATATTCTTGGTTACGTTATCAGCTGCACGAACTGATTTAATTGCATAGTTTGGTAAAGGATAGATTAAAGAATCGTTCTGTGGTTCTTGCACACCACTTTGGATGAGACTAATAATTCCACCATCAACAGTAACTGCAGTATCAACTGTAATTTGTTCGTTGTTTGTAATAGTAACAACTCTACGACGATTAGCTGTAGAACCAACGTAAATAAAATCACCAATTTTTAACGCAGGACTAAAGACTGGTCTATTTGTTCCACCAGAAAATGCAGTGCCAACACCATAAATGGTAGTTGATGCTCCACGAGTTCCTGGATAAGAACTGTATGTTGTACCAGAACCAATTAAATTCGTAGTGATTTCATTGATGTCTGCGGTAAAGTTTAAGTTTGTGTCTGAACGGCTATAGAAGAATGATTTTACATCTCTGGCAAAATCAAATCCTGTTGTTAAATTTACATCAAACAGATAAAGTTTATACACTGCGGTTTGTGTACCGATGGTTCCATTGTCCCACTCAATACCACGAACACGTGCAGTACCAATCGCCTTTGCATTTACACTTGTAACAGTGTAAGTTAATCCAGTTAGTGTACCAGCTGAAGTTGATAATGCAGAATCAGCAGTAGTAGTTAAAGTGAATCCAGTTACACTTGGTGACGCACCAGTAACAGCAGAAACTTTATATGTTGTGCCAGTTGTGTAGCCAGTAAAAGTAGAAGTTCCACCCTTTGTACCAGTAATAGTAATTAAATCTCCAACTTCTAAATTAGAATTACCACATGTAAACTGTCCTGCCGATCCAGAAATAGCAACAGTAGCAGCTACAGAACCAAGTGGTGACGTGCCGACTGCATATGTAAATCTATTATAAAGAGTTACAGTAGGCATTCCTGATGTTGAATCAAATGGTGGTAAAGAGTTTATGTTTTTAACGTAAACAAAATTTCCAACAGGTGATGTTAAGTAACTATTGTTAACTTGTACTGAATCACGTGCTTTGTCAATTGTGATATATTCAGTGGAAGTCTTTTGAACCTCATATCCCTGAATATATGCCTTTCCAGGTTCTAAACCAATAGCAAGTTTAGTATCACTACCTGGATTTGCTGCATCTGTTGGGCTATAGATACCACGATTATAGAATGGTGTTTGATTATATTCCCAAAGAACACCACCAGTGGTAGAACTGTCAGATACGATTCCAGTAGTATGAACTGGAGGAACAGTTTTAGAAGTTCCATTGTCTGTTGCTACATAAGTGATACCATTATGAACTACAACATCACCGATTAAATATGCACGATCAGTAACCCATGCGCCACGATTATTATTTCTATGTTCACGAACATCAATCTTAAATGGTCTAACTGTATAGTTACCAGATTCGTCAAATGTGCGACGAGCAAAGGTTTTTTCAATTTGAGAATATGCAGTTTCAGTTACTTGCGTTAAAACAGTCCCAGTATTTGTTGATAATAATTCAATAAAATTAGAATCAGAATCAACATCTAAAGATGGAATATATGTTTGAATATATTGTAGAGTTGCTGTGCCGTTAGCAGTTGCACCAGAAGTAAATGATGGTGCAGTTGAACCAGTTGTGCCTGCAATAGTTATTTGGTAATAAAGATTACCAGATTTAATTACGTCACCTTTAAAGACTGGAGTATTTGCTGTCCATGTATAAGCACTATTTAATAATGGTATTTTTGTTAGAACTAAATCGATATAATAACGATGTGCGCCTGGAGCAGCATAGTTAAATGAAGTCTGAGCATTGTCTAGTAGAGTTTCGTCATCTTCTGGAGTTGTTTTAACTTCATTAATAGTTAGACCAACACGATATGTTGGTGTATTAGTATACTTGTCAAGGATAATAGTTTGAGCATCGCAAAGAACAAAATACCCATTAACATAGTATACACCACGTTGAATAATAGCAGCAGAACCAACACCAGTTGCATTAGAGGCAATTGCTTGAACTGTATATGTACCTGTTCCGCTAGTAGTTGTAATTACTTCATTATTTGAGAATGTTTTAGTTGTAGTATCTGTTCCACTTGATGAATAACGAACATACAGAGTAGTTTCATCATTACCTTCTTCACGAACAACTTTTAAGACTGTGGCTTTAACACCAGAAGAACCTATGATTTCTCTGTCGGCAAAATTTTGAATATATGTTTCAATAACATCTGAATTATAAAAAGTTTGCAATTTAACATAATTATAATTAGTGTCGCAAAATATTTGTCCAGGGACAACCATTGCACCTTGTTTAAAAAGATGGTCCCCTGTGCGAGCAATTTGCTGCTGCAGAATACTCTGAAGTTGAGTTAATTCTCTGGCTTGGACAGCAAAAGATGGACGGAATAAAATTCGATAGAACTTATTGTTCTCATCAAAATCGTCATTATACGGTTCGGTATTGAAGTCTAACATTGTTTAATCTTATCCTGTTGAATAATTTATTAAAAACGAATAACTGTTCTTAATGTAATTGTCTGATCGGCAGTTGGAGTAAATGCTGCTCTATTGTCGATAAACATTAAGTCTCCAGAGTATTTATCTGCTGTTGGAGCAGTGACCGCAGTGGCAGTAAAAACATCGCCAGCAGCATTGGTAAAGTTATTACCGATAGAAATACTTGCATTATCTAATGATTGTAACAACATAGCAGTACCTGTATTTGTAACAATTCTAAAACGAGTAGAACCACTTGTTTTTGTTATAATAGAGTCTTTTGTGAATAGTGTAGTATTTGCAGTCGCTGCAACCACCCAGCAAGCAGAAGCCAAAATAGAAGTTAAACTGTTGGTACTTCCATATTGTCTAGGATTCTTAATAATACCCAGTTGACGATAATCGTTGTTAACATCAAATCCTTGATTTTTATCTTGGCTGATGTTACTGTAGAACATTAATGTTCTTGCATAAAAGTTATTTAGTGCTTCTTTAGCATGACCACCGTAAGGAGAAATAATTGCTCTTGCCTTTGCTCCATAACCAGATCCAGAAATAACAACATTTGCATATCGATATCCTGAACCATAAGATGTCATGTTAAGTTTAGTGACTGCACCATTAACAACAGTTGCTGTTGCCACAGCACCTGTACCATCACCAGTAATAGTAACAGTTGGTGTACCACCGTATCCCCATCCACCTGAGATGATTGGAATATTCATAATACGACCATCAACAGTGAGTAATTCAATAGTCGCTTGAAGTGTATTAACATCACCTGGAGATAGATCAGCAGAAATTAATGCGCCAGTACCATTACCAGTCACGTTTAAGTTTGCAAAAGTATATCCAACACCTGCGTCATCAATCTGTACTGTGGCTAATTGTCCATTATCAAAAATTGGAATTAGTCTGGCAGTAGAATCTTCTGATGTAAAAGTAATATTTGCACCTGTACCTGGAGATCCAGCCACAGTAACAGTTGGTTTTGAGGAATAACCTGCACCAAATTTAATAGTTGAAGTAGCAGTTGCTTGAACACCAACATATGTTAAGGTGGCAGTTCCATTAGTTGCTGCTCCAGAAAGATGAGTTGGACCAACAGAAGCATGTGTAGTACCAGCTGCAGTTACAGTATAAAGTCTATTTGAAAGATAAATCTGTTGTCCAATAGTTACTGCAGTCGATGCAGTCCACTGTGTTCCAATGTTAATAGTTGGAGCAGAAGTGTATCCAAGTCCTGGATCTGTGACATCAAATCGAATGATAGAAGTTACTGATAACAGGGCTTTTGCTGTCGCTGGATATCCAACCCATGTTAAGGTGGCAGTACCGTTAGCAACTGCACCAGTTGTATGACTCGGTGGAGTCGAAGCATGAGTGGTTCCAGCTGTAGTTACAGTATACAAATTATTTGCATAATAAACTTGGGAATTTAATGTTAATGCAGTTGATGCAGTCCACAAAGTTCCCACAGTAATAGTTGGGGCAGAAGTATAACCACTACCTCCAGTTAGTACTTGAATAGTTCTTAACAGTCCATATAATGTTAATGCTGTAATAGTTCCAGAGCCATTAATTGTTGCAGTGGCAGTTGCTTGTGTTCCAACATATTTTAAAGCAGCAGAACCATTGGCAATAATACCAAAACGATGAACTGGACCAGTGGTGGTAGTAGTTCCAGAAACTGCTACTTCATAAATGTTATTATTATTAGATAACTTTTGTCCAGTTAAAACTAAAGTGCTGGCTTGCCAAGCAGCAACACCAGTAAATGGTGGGTCAATTGAAACAGTTGGGCTAACATATGCACTACCTCCACTGGTAAGAGTTATGCCAGTTAAGTAGATTGGGTCTGCTTCAATATTTCCATCACCTTGTACGGTAATTGCTCCAGAAGTATATCCAGATCCGCCAGCGTCTACACGAATAGTTTGGAGTTGTCCACTTGAATAAAATTGATTACGTAACGCAGTTACAACAGGAATATAATCGTCTGTCAAAAATTTATTGCGCAAGGCAATAGGAACATTATACATAAACTTCCACATATAACCATCAGACAAAACAATAGGATCCACTGTTGCTGAAGTTGGTTTAATAGTAGATACACCATTACGATTATTATCTAAACATTTGTATACGTTGAATTCATCTGTCACTACATAAAATAGTGCATTTTCTAATTTTTGGAATCCATTTGGAGAAATAGTAACTACTGCACTTGCTGCTGCACCAGTGCCACCACCAGCAATAATACAAGTTGGAATGCTGGTGTATCCTGAACCTCTAGCAGTTAGTGTAATACCAGCAACACTTCCTTCAACTCGTGTTGCTGTGGCAGTTGCGCCAGTGCCACCACCATTGCTAACACTGACCCACTGAAGTGGAGCAGTACCGTTAGTGACAGTACCAGAAGTATGCGTGGGAGCAGTAGTTCCAGTAACACCAGTGGTGGTTACAATATAATAATTATTACCTGATTTAATCAACTTACCTAAAACATAAGAAGTAGATGCAGCCCAATTAACTGAACCTTGAGATCCAATGTAAACGAATGGATCAGAACCATAACCAGTACCACCAGCTGTTAAATTAACACCCTGAACTTCTGTAGAATATTGATCATCGTATTGATCATAAATTGTACCACTGGTCCAGTTATAGCGTGGGATAACATACGCTATATCTGTTGGTTTAATTTCTTTCATTGTAATTATATCATTACGTGAAGAAAATTCATATGAAAGACTATCTGTTGGATATGGTGGTGTTAGATCGTCTGTCCAAGTTACTGTTTTCCCCAAATAGTAATAATATCTACTATTTCTAGTAACAACCTCGTTGTATAATCCATCTGCAATAGAATTATGCAGAATGGATTTCATTAACGCAGATGTAGTCATATGTGTTTTCTTTTAATTAGCTTACTGTAACAACCCAAGTGATCGCAATAGAGTCACCAGCTGCTTTATTCACTGCTGGGAATGTTGTACGGCAAAGCATAAATTGTCCAGATCCTGGGCTAGCAGCATATGTACTGTAGTTAAAAATTCCAGCTTCAGTAATAGCACCAGTACCATTACCTGCAGCAAACGTAGCAGTTGAAGTAACAGTATTAGTAGAAGCAGCAATAGTTATTGACGCACGATATGCCTCAGTACCTAAGTTTACATCACCAGCGATTGGTGTACTAGTGCCAGTACCGATAGCCATGTGGCTCATTACTGTTGCTGCTGTACCAACCATACGGCTAGCGATATAATTCTTACCAACCGTAACAACTAGGTTAGGTACTTTAATTGCTGATTTTAAATCGCCATTCTCGTTAAAAACTTGAATAGTCAATTCACCAAGCATTTTTAAATTTTCTTGTAATTTCATCGAAATCTCCTTTATTAATTATCCAGTGAAAGATGCTTCACCCTCTGTATAGTTTCCACTATCGTTTGCAAAATAAGAACTGCTAGTTGGATAAGGATCTGTATAAGGACTTAACCATAAACTTCCTCCACTACCAGTTATTGTAATCGAACTTGTATCTGCCGTTGTCCCATCATACAAGTAATGGGTAGCCAATTCTTTATTTAGGACAAAGAACGGAACAGTTCTAGTACTATTCGTTCCTGTAGTATCACTCATTGTGACGGAACTTGTATCGGCTGTAGTTCCATCGTTTAGATAATGCGTATTTAATGCCTTTTCTACTTCAAAATTTGGTGTTGTATCACCCAAAGAAACTGTATCTGTATCTACTGTAGTACCATCATTTAAATAGTGAGTATAAACTGGAGAATTAAACACCTTTGTAGTATCAAGTAAGCTAATACCTAAACGAGTTAATGAACTGTATCCATAAGAAATAGTTGCCTCGCTTGGAGCAACAGAACTTGTATCTGCCGTAGTACCATCATTTAGAAAATGTGTAGAAAGTGCTTTACCAATATCTTTAACTCTACTTGTATCTGCCAGTGTAACAGAACTTGTATCAGCTGTAGTTCCATCGTTTAGATAATGAGTATCAAGAGGTTTGGTTACAGCAAAAAGAGGAAGTGTGTCTCCTAATGTAACTGAACTTGTATCCGCAGTAACTCCATCGAACAGATAATGAGTAGCCAGTGGTTTGGTTACTACAAAATTTGGTGTAGTGTCTGATAAAAATGCTTCGTCTTGGAATTGTAGTACCAAGAAACGCAGCATAGATGTTAGGCTAGTTCCAGTATCAAATTCATTTCTTACATCAAACTCACCAAACAAAGCCATGCCTGCTGGGTGAATTAATGTTTTAACTGCAGAACGATATGTTTCTAACTTTTCATCAATCTTAACAACATATGAGAATGCTTGATAGAATCTACTGTCTTGAATGTAAATAGCATCATCCAAGAAACCTAAGTTGCTTGTATAATATCCTGGATATTTTGCAAGGGAACCAAGAGTGATTTTAATAATCGCTGGCTCGTCTGCATCTAAAACTGTATATTTGTTATCAACGAAGAATTCACGAATGACATCACCAACGTAAGTACCATCCCAATAATCAGTAGTATTATAATTTGTTGTATTAATAATACCTTGTTCAAAGAAACCATTGGTAGTTTCATTGAGTGCGACATTATAACTAGGTGAAGCACCACCGATAGTTAATGCAGTAGACCCAGCAGATGTTACTGAAAGTCCAGCCTGTGGTAATATAGTTGCTGTAAAATCTGTTGCGTAATTGATTCCGTATTTAACGAATTCAATACTTGTGATTCCTCCAACGGAATCTATACCAGAGACTTTTAAGATCGATCCAGCACCATCACCATTTTTAATCTCATACAAATCACCCAACCTAAAGCGTTTACCCTTTTGCTGGATAGTTACTTTTGAGGTAGTTGATAAAATTGTTGCATCAAAAGTATCTTCATAACGAATTCTATCTCCTGGAGAAATATCTCCAAAGAATTTACGATCAATAAAAAATTCATAGATACCATCTGCAATTAAAACAATACGATCAATCTCAACTTCAACATATTGTCTTCTATCAATCTGAAGTCTAATAGTTCTGTTTGGTGTAACTACATCAACTACTCTACCAATAATAGTATCTGGATTACCAGCGTTAACTCTGGCAAAAATTGATACGTCTTGATTCCATCGACCATCAGAAGCACGAAGCATCTGACGTGATGGATATTCTAATGTTACATCTTTATTAAAAAGAACTCTGAATAAGAATTTAAAAGATGCCTCACTACCTTTAGCAAGGTAATGGTCTTTCATGTGTTGTAATAAAAATCTTTCATCTATTACAGGATTTGGAAAATTTACAGCAACTTCATTTCTAAAGTGCTTAATAAAAGATTCTAAAGTTGTATCAATATCACCAATTGTTTTTAAATCATTACCATTTGTGTTTTCTAGATACTCATAGTATGCTTCTAAGAAAGCAACAAATGTCTGATTATCCTCCCTGACGAACTCAGGGAGTTGACTAGAAACTAATGATGATAACGTACGACGATTAATTGACATTATGAACGACTAGTAGTGAATGTGTAATTTTTACCTGCACGAAGATCGCCATTGGCAGTTTTATCAACGATTGCTGTTACAGTTAAATGATCTGTGGCGATTTGTGCTATTTGAGTAAAGGCAGAAACCACATCGTTTGAAGATGGTTTAATACTAATCTCAAAGTCAATGTCAGCAAGCCCTGTAATATTTAGATTCTTTATATTAATCTTACCAGCTGCATAATCAACAGTTCCAATTGAATAGTTGGTGATAATATTTTGTGCTTCTGTAGTTGTTGTTCCAACTGAACGATAGAAAAGAATCATATTACCAAGACCATCATCACTTAGATAGTGAATATTATCGTTTCCTTGAATATAGAATCCAGTGGAAGTAACAGAGTCTTCAGCGGAACCAGAACTATAAATTGGATTAATAACATCGATGTTATACTCAGCAGAAATTCCATATCTTGGTGATATGTTTCTTCTCAATGTTACTGTTGTAATGTTATTTGTAATAGACTGTTCTGATGCATCAATCAAACGACTTAATTTAGAGTAACGGAATACACTTTCAAATTTTTGTAAATCAGATTCATTATAGTCTAAAATAACTTGACGAACGATAGATTCAATGTCAGTTGAAGTGTAACCTGTTTCTCTGTCGTTGTAATACACTGTAACATTTAGTGCAATATTAAGTTCCTCAGCATCAACAATTTCTGGTGTGATGGAAACAATATTCTTTTTTTCTAAAATTGTGTTTATAATATTAGATTTTTGTTGAAGCGTTAACTTTCCTGCAGTTTTTGGTTTAACTGAAATAAATGTTTTACCATAGATAGGTGGATCATTATCTTCGCCACCCCAAACAGCAACTGATGCAGCTTCTGGGAAATTAGCGTAGATTAAAGCACGATAATCATCTGGAGTTACTGCACGATTTTGAGCAGCATATGTTCTTGGCGCATTAAATCTTATACTTGCGATATCCTCAACTATTCCACCGCCAGTGGCTGGTGACGTAGTTGTGATTGAAACATTTGCTCCACTATAAAGAGTGGAACCATCGTATGAAAATAGTGATGCCTTATTTGCAGCAGTTAAACTAGAAACAAAATAACTTATATGAACTACGTTGCCGTTTTCCAATGCCTTACCAAGAGTGCCATCACCAAATGTTAATTCGTATAAACCATCATCAATCTCTTTAACAAAAAATATTTTTGATATTGCATTTGCTTCTATAACAGAAGTAGAAATAGTGTAAGTGGTATAATTGGATGAGGTTGCATTTTCTTGAATACGAACTTTAACAGTGGCCAAGTCAATATTTGCGTTTGGAATGATATATCTTACACCAGCAGCCACTGTGTATTTAAAGTTTAATGGAGACCCTTCAGTAAGAGTCACATTGGGAATTGAATAGTTTGTTGATGCACCAACTGCAGTATATTCTTGCGTAGTGTAAAACGCATAAGAATTACCATCAACAGTTGTATTAAATTGTGTAAACGCTGGAACTGTGACAACAGATGGTCCAGTAGATGAAGATGTAATATTTAAAGTTACTGTGGCAGTTGCACACTTTGCTGAGTTTGGAGTATATCCAAGTAACTTAGCAAGGGAAACTACAGATGATCTTTTGCTTGCGGAATCAAGAAACATCTCGTTCACAGCAAGGTTAGTATAGATACCATTGTAGTGAGTATTGTAAGCCAGAACATCTAGAAGAATGGATAGTCCTGATCCTTCAAAATCATAGTCAGAAAACACAGCCTGACCTTTTAGATATTCTTTTAGATTAGCCTTAATGTTGTCAAAGTCTAATTCTGAAACACTAATTCTTTTATTATTGGATGCCATTATCGTGTTCTCTCTAGTGCTAGATCGAGAGTAATAGGTCTCTCGGTATTTACTATTTTAAAGTTTAATGTGATATAGACTGCGTTTTCGTCTAGCGAGTCGTTTACTAATACGTCTATAATGCTCACTCTTGGTTCAAAGTTATTAATCACGTCAACGATTGCTCGTTTCAACATAACTGTAAACATTGGTCCAGGAAGTTCAAACATCAATGCTCTGATAGGAGAACCTATCTCGCTATGAAATGGACGCTCAAAATTTCGAGTGAGAAGAAGGTTTCTAACCGACGTTTTAATGGCATTCTCATCGAAACGACGTACAATATCCTTATTCACTGGGTGAGCAGTAAAATTTAAGTCTAAATCCGAAAATGTTCTTGTATTTCTTGACATATTATTATTTAGTCTATCCAATAAACGAATCTTGCGATCCTTCAGCTATTGTGTCTCCACAGGCAATATCGTCTCCGATTCGAGCGACTTTTATGCCTTCAAAATAGAAAGTGGAGGAAGAAGATGATACTTTTCGAGCAGAAGTCGGATGAGTAGTATTACCGCAGGTATGTGCCTGATACTGAGTAGTTCCAAGTAACTGAATTGGTTTACCGTTAAAGAAAGACTTGGTCGTGTATGGTCCAACTGCAGCAGTTGGAGGGAAACATCCATGTCCTGTCGATTGTTGGGCTTCTAGCGATATGGCTGGCATTATCTACTCTGTGTTAAAGTTACTAGTTGTTTTAATAGATTTTGTCCTGTTGACCAGTTTAAATCTCGAATGTTTATCGTATAACTTTTAGAAGAAACTACTTGTAGGTAAGTCGGACTTACAGGATTATTATCGATAGCTTGAGCAATGTAATTTCTAATAATATTTCTAGATGTATCAGCTTTAAACGACAAAGTTTCATAGACTTCTGAGTTAGTCACCTTGTCCCATGCTCCATTATCTGGATCAGTCACTGCAGTTTTTATTTGTTTATTAAAAGTCTTGTACTGAATCGTATCGTTAAAAACTCGTTTAAAATAACCAGCAATGATTCCTGGATCTCCCACAGTAAACGAAACAGTGGCAGGATTTGTTTCTTGTGGTACTATTCTTACAGTATAACGAATTTCTTCTGTTGCTTCCGTTGGAGGAGTAGCCAAAGGATCTGCTTCAGTTGCTGGAATGATATATGTAATACTGTGACTGAATGATTGTAATTCAGTGTATGGTCCAAGTTCAGTTGTTGTTGGATTCCATGCCATATTATTCCTTGCTTGGTCTCCAAAGACCAACTAAAGAACCATTTCCTGGTGTTCTGTATCCTCCTGGCCAAGATAGTGAAACATCTCCATCAGATGGATTATTTGTCTTAGCCTTTGGTGTTTGATTACCGCCAACAAAAGATAGTGCTCCATTTTTATTAGAGTAAACAAAGTTTACGTGACCATAATTCCAAAGAGCGATATCTCCAGGTTCAGCCTGAGAAAAGTCTGTGATTGGTGTTGCTTTCCATCTATTTGGATTAGATTTAATTGCTCTGGCACCAGCTTCTTGAACATAACGATATCCGCACTGTTTTAATGTCCAGTTTACAAAACCCATACACCAAGCAGTTTGATCTGTGGTCCAATATGGATTAGTTTTGGAGTATCCAAGGTCTGCCCAGATGCGAGTAATATTAGCATTACTTGGTTGACCACCTTGTCCTGTTTCTCTCCAATAACCAGACTCTGCCAACTGAAGTTGTTTAGTGAGGAATTGATATAAGTCAGAAGCAGTTGCTCCAGCAATTAAACTTGCTCCACTCTCATCAGTCTTAGGTGTTCCAGCGTAGTTTTCTTTAACTCCACCTGCAGCAGCTTCTGTATTTTTATATTTAGTTGGGTTTGCAATATAGTCGTCAACCAACTTTTGATTCTCTTCATTGAGAGCGTACTTTAAATCTGTTGGTGGACTTGGACGAACAGGAGTAGATAAAGTACCAAATTGATCTGGACGTCCATCAGTAAAATCTGGAGCAGTGAGTGCTAATGTAGAATTTTCAACATCATTACCACCTGCAGCAGATCCTTCTTGTCCGTGGAACTCTGCACCATCAACATTAACATTACCACCTGCTTTTACGTTTTGTACACCAACTGCTTCTAAGAACATATCAGCGTTTGCTTTAATACTTGTGCTTTGTAATGATTGTATGTCAAGAGCAGAACCTGCTTTGATAGAAGTTACTGCTGCAGATTCCATGGCAATAGAACTATTACCCTTAATGGTAAAGTCGCCATCAACTTGTAGATTATAGTCACCACCAACCACCATATTAAGGTCACCACCGATACCAATATCAGCATTGTTTTTTAGATTGATTGTTGATGGTCCATCTACTTGAATATCAGCTGCACCTTGTACAAGGATGTTTACGCTATTACCAACTGTTATATTACAAGCACCACCGATATAGATTGCACCATTTCTATCAATGATAGTGTAACCATCACCAACGATTTTATTAACTTGAGTACCATTGGCATCAATGTCAATAAATGAACCAGCCTTATGATAAAGACTTACGTTCTCATTTGTTGGAGTATCATCTAAAACAAATAGGTGTCCTGATTCAGACTCATAAACTTTATTATATGGATATAATCCACCGAATGGAGCAAGTGGTTGCTCCCATGAATCACCATCGTTTGCAGCTGAGATTTGTTTTGTTCTTGTTGAGTCTTTAAACTCAATTGCAGTTTCTTTTTGTACTTGTCGTGCAAGACGATTAGTATCTGGCTCATCCAATAAATGTCTTAATGGATACTTACCCTTTGGATCTTTAAAACCAACTGTCTTAGCATCTGAACGATCTTCCAATAGTGCTGCTTGTTTAGCAGGTGGAAGATCTTTAACTTCTTCTTTCGTGTATACTTTCTGATCATCAGCTGCAGGTTTATTTGTAGAATCAACAGTTACTGTTGCACCCAAAAAGTATTCATAAAACTTTTGTTTCTTTGCGTAACCAGAACCATTGGCATCTGCGCCAGTACGCTTTAGTGCTGTCTGGAAATATCCTGGATCATTAATATCATGTTTAACATTTAATGAATAGAAAGCAGCAGTGGCAAGCGCAGAGGTCTTTGGATCATCAATCAATGATTGCGGATTATTAACAAAGTCTACTGCAATACCTTTTGCCAGCAAGAACTTTTGTAGTTGTTGATACAATGATTTACCAGTAATTTGATTAAATCCACGACCATAATACTTGGCTCCATCTTCTGGATCTTTATGTCCGACTAATTTACCATTACCTTCTGGTGAGTAAACTTTTCTAAAAAAGTCTGCCTTTGTACCTTGCCATTTAACAAATGGCTCTGCAGATTCTGCTGTTGGGAAAGATCTTTTAAAAACTGCTGCAAGAGAACTTGCCTTTGAATAGTAAGAGCCTTCCTCAATACATAACCATCCAGATTCACCACCACAAATACCTAGAATAGATGCCTTTGCATACTTACTGGTCAATCCAACTTTGTCACATGCCTCAATCAAATACTTAATGTTCTGTTCAGCAACAGTAGGATTACTTGTAGAACCAACAGGTGGTTTTGTTATGATAGATGCATTAAATGCAGTATCAGAAGGTTTGTTCGGAATCTTTTGTTCTGTTAGGTTTGGTTGAGTGGCTGCAGAAGTAGTGGCTGCAGTTGAACCAACAGTAATAGGTGTACCATCACCAGATTTAATAGGAGTACCACTATTATCAACTAATACTCCACCATCAGTAACGATAGCACCAGACTGTTCGATATCAACTGAAGATTCTGATAGTTTACTTTGTGGTATACCACCAACAGTACCAATTATGATTGGTTGTTGCTGATCAGCATCTGCAAAAAGAATAATTACAGTTGTTCCTGGAACTGGACCAACAGGAGTCCAACCAATACCGTTCATTGCAGCAGAAATCACAGGCTGCATTGGTGTAGCCCATGGAAGATCTATTGTTGGTAGTAAACCTTTATCATGCGTGTGCAAACCAACGATACGAACTTGGCAACGACCAAGTTTAAATGGATCTTCTCTATTTTCTACAACACCATAGTAAAAATTCATTATTTGTTCCTATTCATATTCATCTGTGATGATTCTTTAATCAATTCCATATGGCATTCATGTTTCTCTTTATCAATAACATGGTTGATTGCTCCAATTAGATAGTAACCAGAAAACATTTTATCAGTTAAGTCTTGGTCTTTCTTACTTGCAGGTTCAACTCTGTATAAAACAATACCAATCTTTTGACCAACTGTGTAATCAGTTCTACCTGGAACTACAATGTTAATCTTATTGGCTTCTGCCAGCTTTAATGTAGAGATTCTTTCTTGATTTGAGTGTGTATTAGTGACATCTCCGAAACCAGTAAAGTTACCATAGTTTTTTGGATAAATGATCATTGTAGAGTTATTTCTAAAAATAACTTTATTAGAATTTATCGGAAATTTGTTTAGATGTTTTTGCTCGTTGAAACGATCCAACATATTGTAGTTTTTAACATTGTATGTTTTCTTAGTGACATCGTAAGAGAACTGTCTGGACGCAAGCATACCATTTCTAAGTCTGTCCATGTAATCATGGGCAACTGGAACACTTATCTCAAGAATACGTTTGTAATCTTCATTTACGTTACGGACATCTCTACCATCGGGTAATTTATCACGAACATATTTGTCATAAACAAATTCAGATGTGGCTACATTTTGATATAATTTTTCTAAACTAACAAAGTAAAACCCATCTCTGTTTTCAAAAAATACGTAGTTTGGAGTTTTATTTTTATTGACAGCAATGCCAGTAAGATAGTTAAGATTTTTTATTGGGCTCCAATAATTTGAAATATATTTTACGCTATTGTTTGTTGGTTCAACAACAATCTTTTTATCACTTTCAAGACCATAATTTTTATCTTTAATAAATGATTCAACTAAATCTGAAATCTTTCCAGAGAAAGTTTTACTAACTTTCTTATTCATATCAGCCACAGATTCTGCTGAAATAAAATGTATCTGGTAAACAACATTCTTATCACCAAGATGTTCTCTATCAGTTAGTTTGTAAATGTAATATCTACCTTTGATCTTAGAGTCTTTTAAAGTAGGAGTTGTTATATCTAAATCAAGATATTCTTCGCCAACGAATGGGAACATATTAATTAAATCAAATGATTCTTTAACAACAATACTTCCAGTAATAAATGGAGCAAAAAGATCTTCGTAAAAATGAATAGTTAAAACTTGTGCTGTGATATCCTGATAAAATCCAATTGGTGTTACTATCTGAACTTTATTAATGCTGACATCGCCAGCATATCTCAACGGGGTACTGGTTTTCATTACATCAAGTCTTCATATTGTTTTAAAATAATCGATAACAAATCTGGAGAAATTATTTTGATTCTTCTTTTCGCTTCATTTAAATCTCTTTCGTAATCATCATTAGAAACAGACGTTGCTCCAGCTGCATCAGAATTAACTACAAAACCCTTTACGTCCTCATAGTGATGAATAGCATATCTAGTTGCACCATACTTATCAACAATGTATTTCTCTAATACATATTCTGGTAATGGAAAGTCCGTAATGTAATCGTGTCTTTCATTGGCAAGCATAATGACCCAATGGTATTCAGGATTACCGTAAATTTTCTCAGCAATGATTTCTGGAGTCTCTCCATCAATAATATCATACTCATCGTAAAGTGATACATTGGCAAGAACGTCTCTACGGAAACGAATATTTCTTGTGATATCTTGTACAACGGAAACTTTTGTATCATTTCCGTATGCAAAGTCGTATTGAAATTTTGGGAATTCTTTGAAGTACATTATAGTCCGTCGTCCACTTTGTCTTTGGTGAGTAGAGCAAGTTCTTTAAATCCTAATGTCACATTAATCTGTGTAGGCATTCCATTCGGGAATGTAGTAAAAGAACCATTTGGTGTATAGTTTACATTCAATTCTTGAAGAACGCATGATGTGTGCTTATGTAAATTTAAGTTTTCTGTACCATTCTGATAGTAAGAAATGTCAAACTCAGAAGGATAGATGTATAAGAAATTACCAGCGTCTTTAAACTCTGGATGCATGTGAAATTTAAATTCTCTAATAATTTTTAGTACATTTGCAGCTTCGTCTTGGCTTCTTGGAAAGAATTGATAATCAAAACTAAATGTTCTGAAATCAACACCCTTAAACAATTGTTCTTTCTTTGGATTTGCTGCTAGACCAGTCGCAGCAGACATACCAGCACCTATCTGTCCTGGTGCGTTTGATAGTGCTAAGTTAGTGGCGATAACAGATGCTTTATCGCCAAGACCCTTCATATCACCTTTGTTTAGAGCATTCATAATGTCTCCACCAACAGAGGCAACCATTTGAAAATTACCAGTATCTTCTTCACCATATGTTACACCATAACGAATGGATAACTGGTTTGGTACATGCATGGCAATGGCAGTTTTTAATCTACGTTGAGCACGACTTGATGTGGCTGCTTCGTTGGCAACTACAGTACCAACTACAGCACCTGTTGCACCACCTACAACTGCACCTTTACCAGCACCAGCTATATTACCCGATAGTAAACCACCACCTAAAGCACCTTGAAGTGCGCCAAGACCTGTTACAGTTGCTGCAAGTTGTGTGGAATTTAAGTTGAGTGCTGCAATTGATCCACGATCTCTTGGTGGTACATCTGCAACTGCTACCAAGTCATTTTCAGAATAAGGTTTGCCTTTTAATTTAGAATCAACAGCCACATTGATATAAAATATAACATAGTTACCTCCATAACTACCCACTGATGATAGAAGATCAGTCGGATATGAATGGCTGTTTACTTGATATTGTCCAGTATTAAAAGAACCTGCACCTTTTCTGCTCACATTATCTAAACCAACTGGCTTTCCTAAATCGTCCAGCCGTTTCTTTGCAAAAGTTTCTGCAGTTTTTAATGCGTCTGTAGCTTTGTTATAAGCATCGGTGAATATACTCATTTTGTACCTTTAACCTAAATAGTGGTTATTATCCTAATTAGTTATTTATGTTCCATAAGAGAAAGTTTATCCCAATATTCCCTGAGAAGTATACAGGGGATCCAACTAACATCATCATGAGATCGAGTTGGGAGACTAGATTTGCCTCTTGGTGCGATAAAAACCCCAGTGTTCTGAAGTGGAGTTCGGAGGAAACTGTTATTCCTTATCGTTGTCCCACTGACAACCGAATCCATCGTTATTTTGTTGACTTTAAGATAACTGTTAGCACAGGTAAAACCTATATCGTGGAAGTAAAACCAGCTGCGCAAACCCAACCTCCTATTTATCCAGGACGTCAAACCCAAAGATACATTACAGAATCCCTTACGTTTATGAAAAACCAAGCCAAGTGGGAAGCTGCAATTGAATATGCTCGAGATCGAGGATGGGAATTTAAGATTATTACCGAGAAAGAGTTAGGATTATCACCTAAATAATAACATGGCTAAAACACAATCAATGGTCGATGTATTTGAACGCAATAAATACGACTTAACGACAGCAGTCAGAAAGTCTAAAGGTTGGTTCGAGCAACAAGTCACTGTGCTGACTAAGCAACAACTCACCCCAGCGAAAGTGTTGAATGGTAATCCTGATCAATTAGTCACTAGAATTATGCCTGGAAAACTATACATGTTTGTATACGATCCAAAAATGAAGAAAGAACTGCCTTACTACGATAGATTTCCTTTGGTATTTCCATTTGGTAAAACTGAAGATGGATTCATTGGTTTAAATATGCATTATTTACCGTATCCACTTAGAATCGGTTTACTTGATAAGTTGATGGCTTTTAAAAGCAATAGCAGGATGGATGAGACCACTAGACTAAAGTACTCATGGCAACTCATCGATGGTGTATCTAGATTCGCAGCAGCACAACCATGCGTGAGACAGTATCTTACTGGGCATGTTAGAACACAATTTAGACAAGTTTCTTCAACGGATTGGGCAACAGCTATGTTACTCCCAGTTGAAAGATTCGTTGGAGCAAGTAAACAAGAAATCTGGTCTGACTCGACCAAGATAATTAGAAGGGCATAAAATGGCACTTAATTTACCATTTTCCACAAAAGATGTAACAGATAGAATCACTGGTACTGGTGCGCAGAAACCTATAAACCAATTTATTTCTCACATCAAATCTGGGGGTCTGGCAAGAACTAATCGCTATGCAGTTATGTTCACTCCACCAGCTGGTATCAATCCAGGACAGTTACAAAAGATTTTATTGTTCTGTGACCAAATTCAAATTCCAGGAACAAACTACTCTACTACTCAAAATAGAATGTTCGGTGAGTTCCGTGAAGTTCCTTATGAGAAGATATATGACAACATCACCATGTCTTTTTATGTAGACGTAGATATGAAAGTTAAATCGTTGTTTGATGACTGGTCCAATTTGATTTCAAACCCAGTGACTAAAACATACAACTATTACAATACATATATCGCTGATATGCGTATTGAAGTTCAAGATATCAATGATAAAACTCGCTATGACGTAACTTTGTTTGAGTGCTATCCTAAAACTATTAGTTCCATTCAGATGGACTATGCCGCAAAAGATGTTATGAAGATTAGCATTGGTATGCAGTACAAAAATTGGATTGCAACACCTAAGTCTCCGCTGGCTGATGGTCAGAAAGTTCCTACTAATTTACTGGAAAGAATGACCCAGAATTTCAGCGGATTCCAAGAAACTCTTAACAATACACTTGGTACCAGAGCAGGTAACTTCTTGACTGGTTCTGCTTTATCTTACGGAGTCACAAAACTTCCAGGATTATTAAAATTCTAACTATGAGATAAATAATGAAAATTGATGAAACATTATCTGCTGAATTTGGGATTCAACCAATCGGGCAGACTGAAGTGATAACAAAAACGGGAGAAGTTATTAACGACTCTACAAATAAGATTCAAGATGACTTCGATGTCACTCGAGGGAATCTTCGTATATTATTGCAACAGGGACAGGAAGCACTACAGAAGTCACTTGATGTGGCTATGCAGTCTGAACACCCAAGAGCATTTGAGGTTGTTGGTAATCTAATGAAGCAGTTGGCTGATATAAACCAACAGTTATTAGATCTACACCAACAGAAACAAAAACTAGATACACCTAAAGAGGGATCCAGAAAAGAAGTGACGAATAACAATGTTATCTTTACAGGTAGCACTGCTGAGTTGAATAAGTTAATTAAGAATATGTCTAAAGGAGAATAATTATGGCTTTACCTATGATGAATGCGCCAATCTATACATTGGTTGTGCCTTCAAGTGGAGCGACAGTAAAATATCGTCCATTCCTCGTTAAAGAGGAAAAAGCACTTTTGATTGCTCAGCAATCTGAAGATGTTGTAACAATGATTGAAACATTAAAGCAAGTCGTTAAGTCTTGCGTACAAGATAAACTGGATGTTGAAAAACTAGCAACATTCGATCTAGAGTATATGTTTACTCAGATCCGTGGTAAATCTGTTGGTGAAACTGTTGATTTAATTTTTGCTTGCGATTTGGATCATGGTGAACAGAACGAAAAGGCTAAAGCCACTGTTACTGTTGACTTGTCTACTATTCAAGTTCAAAAAGGTGACGATCATACCAACAAGATCGAATTATTTGGTAATGTCGGTGTAGTGATGAAGTATCCTACAGTTGATGTTATTAAAAAATTAGAAGGGTTTGATGTTAATGACTTAGATACAGTCTTTGATATTATGGCTTTATCTATTGATTACATTTATGATGGTGAACAATTATTTTATGCTAAAGAAAGTACCAGAGAAGAACTATTAGCATTTATTGAAAATCTATCTTCAGAGCAGTTCGCAAGAGTTCAAAAATTCTTTGAAACTATGCCAAAGATTAGAAAAGAAATTCAATACGATTGTCCAGTGTGTAATAGACACCATGTTAAGATGCTGGAGGGACTCCAAAGTTTTTTTTAGTATTGCTCAGTCATGAATCGCTTGAGAACTATTATAAAATGAATTTTGCGATGATGCAGTACCACAAATACTCTTTGGCTGAGCTGGAAGACATGATACCCTTCGAACGAGAAGTGTATGTCTTTATGCTAATTCAGTATCTTGAAGAAGAAAAGAAAAGAATAGAATCCAAAAAGAGGATGTAACAGATGGCAAAACCACCAATTCAAGTTCATGTATCATCTAGTGATTTTAAATCATTACTAGATGTACAAAAAGTCGCATTAGAAAATGTCAGCTCAATGAAGCAGATGATGGAGAAGATGCAAGGATTAAAACCTGAAGGATCTTCTGATGCTATTAAAGTTGA